GTACTCATAACTTTACCGTTTTAAGTCCAAGATAATTTACGCCACGCTTTATAAGTGTTATTGACTTTGCTACGCATGTATAGCTCATTTTCAGTAACCGAACAGGCCAGTTGAAAAGCATCCCCCCCCCGCTGGATAGGATAGTCTGGACGAAGAAATAGTCACTGCTATCATTGGGTGCGTTGGTAGCGTTTGCTACATAACTAATTCCGGAGGGAAGTTCATTACAATCAAGTCCGTATACAGCGGGCGAACTAAATACAAATTCTCTATTTCCAATAAATATACCCATATACTTTATAATTAATCGGTTACACAGTAAACCGTATTAGCATCCTTGTTAGTAATGGCTGCATACTGCTCTGTTGACTTCTTAGTAACAGTCTTGAGATTATCGGAACTAACGATATTTTCTATTATAAATCTTGCATCATCAGCATTCTCAGTGATTCTTATTGAATACCTTTTTGTATGTAAATTTCCATTACCAAATCCTGTTAATATAAAATGTAATTCATGTTCAGTGTTTCCCGTATTTTTCCAAACATTTAAGCAGCCTAATTCTCTGCAATCATTGCTGTTATGAATGAAGTATCTTGTATGATTTTCTACTATATCCTGAACCACATTTCTAAAATTAGCAAGATTACCAAAATACCTCATAACTCTCTCTTCTGCATCTATACCCGTTAAATTTGTACCATTGGCAACTAAATCATTGGAAATAGTTCCACTATCCGCATTAATTATTTTTCCATAGATAGCAGTATCAACATACTTCTTTGTTGAAGGCTGATAATCCTTAGTCGGAGTATAAGCAGAAGTATTGGTCTTGGTAAGAACATCGGAAGAACCTACAAGCTCCTTGACAGCAAAAACATCAATGTTACTGTTGATTTCTTCGTTGAGGATAACTGTACCGCTTCCGGTTTCTTCAAGATAAGGAACCCATGTAAGCAAAGGAGGACGGTCAAAATAGCCTACGAAATTCATAATATCAGCTTCACCGCTAACCTCAATTTGCAGAGCAGTGTAATCCTTGTTGTTATAAATAACAGTTGCAGGTGCCACACGGATGTAGGAGGAGCCTCTGGCATACATGAAATCAGTTTCATTATTTTCACCTATTTTTCTGAAAGAAGCGAACATTGAAACCAAAGGAACACCCCCTGATTGAGTAATGCCGTTCAAAGGAATAGTACAAAGACTGCCCATCATAATGCCTCTATAAACAGTTGCGTTATATTCATCTTTCTCGGCTTCCCATAAAAGGAGTACTCCTGTCTTGTCAGCAACATTGAGGCCTAAATTGTACACTTTATACAGACTGGAAGCATCCGCATATTTTTTGGTGGCTGGGTGGTAGTTTTGTGTAGGTGTATAAGCGGTAGTATTGTCTTTAGTGAGCACATCTGACTTTTCGGGAACTTCCACCCAATTTTTATTTTTACGACCGTAGACGTTACCGTCAGAGGGGGCTTCGGTCATGAGTGGTGTAGATATTTCATTATAGGATGCAACACCATCAATCACTTGGATTATCATTTGCGAAGTGACATTTACACTCCAAGAAATCAAGCCAAGTATCAGGTTATTGTCATTAACATAAGTCGCATTTACTACCGAGAATGTTTGTTGCACCACGGCATTAGGGTCATCATCAGTTTTCGCTATGACAACGCAATCTTCATCTTTTACTTTTTTTATTATATCTATTAAATTCTGCTTTCCACCAAACGCATTAAATATCTCATCAGACGTTGATTGAGTTGTCAAACCCATTATAGGAACGATTACCACGTTCCCCGAACCGCCGCCCGCTATCTTCCCCTGATTAACCCAGTCGCCGTTTACCCATGCGTAGTAATCGTAAGGAGCTTCAGTACCTACGGCCATGAACCCGTCAACTGCCGAGCCGTCGGGAACGGCGGATTTCAAGGCTTCAAGGGTGGCGTATTCTCCGGCAATACGGAAAGGAGCACCGGGATTACCACGAGGAATGGCAAAGTTTATTTTGTACTTCGGATTGCCGTCACTGTCCACTCCATCCTCTGATATGGTAGCCGTTGCCGTTGACCCGGCTTCAAGCGTGGATATTGTACCTATTGAAAACTGCGGTGTCTTGCCCGTAAAACCGATAGCACCGGACATATCGACAAGGAACTCAAAGTCACCATCAGCCTTGACATACAATTTTGCATTGTCGGGGTCTTCAACATCACCCGTATTCACCAATACAAAATCACCTTCTGTAATATCCGGATTGCTCTTATCGGCTTCCATGTTAGCAACTGAAGCATATACCTTCTTGATAGAGAAAGCATCACCTTTGGTGTAGATGTCTGTCTTGTCGTATGCTTGGGCGGTCTTGTTCCATTTGTAGACATAGTGGTCTTGTCCGATATAGGTAGGATGTTCCGCGGTGTCGTTGGCATTGGCCGCTGCGGTATCAGCAAGCACCGCCTTTTCATTGGCATTAGATGCAGCGGTATTTGCGTTCTTGGTCGCTACCTCAGAGTTCTTGACCGCATTAACAACATCCTGATAAGCTGTCTGAATATCTTCTAAGCTAACCTTTACACTGGTCTTGATACCATCTATGATTTTGTAACCAATGGTATATAACCCTTTCAAACTCTCGACAAGAGGAAGTTCTGATATTTTTATCTTCTTACTTGGCATAGTTATATTCAATAAAAAAAGCCCTTGAGCACAACATATATGGGTGCGTCAGCTCAAAGGCTTGTATATATTTTTAAGTCCATTATCAAAATGCCGTACATCTTCACACGGTTTATGCAAACACATTGATAATTTTCTATTCAACATACCCATTTCTCTGTTTTTCACAAAATTAGTCCAGAAGAAACAGATTTACTTGTTTTTGCTTCATGGATAACAAACAATTGGCAAAAGGTTTGTTATTTGCTTTTTTTCCTCTATTATCTTTAATTTAAATTACTACCCAGTCATTCAGTTCCATATATTATTTTTTTATTCTATCCACAGAAGAAATGAACCCAGTAGGAACCATCAAAAATATAAATACTCGAAACTCCATTTAGGGCTGTTTCTGATTTGGTTCCTCTATCATTGGCATTCATAAGATTTCCTCTTACTATTATATTCCTGCTTAACTCGTTCTTTACAAATACCATCTTACCCAAATTGGCGGAACTCGGCAGATATAAAACTGGGTCATAACTTGGAGAGGCATTGCTGTAAGTTACGAAATCATCTGTATCCTCAAGCGTATAAGAGGTTGGCACTCCGACTGTATCAATGCCTAATCTTCTCACCCCTATTGATACTCCTGCGGCATCTAATCTGTTTACTCTTACCGATTCACCGTTTCTGGCATTCAATTCCACATTTCCACGCGCCTTTATTGCATAAGTGTTAAATCCGGCTTGGGCAATTATATCTACGCCGACGGAGTTATTACCGTAAGCACTTAGACTAAGCGCCGTCATTTCATCTCCACGAATGCCACACATTGCACCACCTGGAGTATTTACCTCAAAGAATTTGCCACCGGATTTTCCAATCCGTATATAAGCTTCAGGCGCATCAGACACATTGGATAACCCTCGATTGGTTATACCAAAAGCTCCAATATTGCCACCTTGCAAATCAACATCTGTACCTATCATTTTTCCGTTATGCAGAACCCTGTAAGGAGCATCCCAACGTCCATCTTTATCAGCTCCAGCCCAAATACGCACATCTGTATCGGCATTTCCTTCTCCACTCATGCCGGCATTGATGGTTGTCTCATTGCCGATACCCACAGTACCTATCAGTCCGTCCAAGAATCTGATATATCCGGCTATCTCACCTTTCAATAAATCAAAATAAGTCTTACCATCAGAAGAAACTATTTTCTCCGTAGTTACCCGCCCTGGTAGTATCTCTGTGAATCCGTATAACGTGGCAAAGCTTCTCTCCCCGTTATTTTCACTGTTCAGGATACCGACAAGCAGATGATAATAACCGTCTATCTGTTCCAACGCAATAGCTGTTTCGCTTAAGAGGAACATCCCCGACTGGTTATCCTTGCTACACTTGGCATATAGGTAGAATTTCTTTTCCGGGTTGGTGAGTGAGGGTGAATTGTATTCTGCCATATCCCAATACTTATAGTCGCTTGCCGCATGAGTATTGGATAAAGAAGTGATACCAAGTGTCATGTGTTGGATAATACCTGCCGGAGCGTTCAAGACCTTTGTACTCGAATTGTAGCTAATATCATGGTTAACTACCACCGGATTTGTCTTGGAGTTGACAAATCTGTATTGTAAACTCTCGTCACCCACAAGCATCTGCATGGTAGCAACCGTTATCGGGTTGATTGCGCCGGAGAAGCTAAGTAAACTGTCGGCAAGCATTTCCATTGTCTCTTTTGCGTCACGATAGTAACGTTTGGTGAATTGAAGGGCTTGTTTATGATTCTCTTCAACTTGTACTTCGTTCGTCTCTATCTTATTAAGCTCGCTTGCCACGGATGTACCTACCGGAGTGTTGGACAGTTCTATTTCGGGACTGTACGGGTTGTTCACATACCGTTTGATGCCGACTATACGAATGAGTGAGCCTTCGGGATGGAACTGATTATCCGTGAAGTTCACGAAACCGCCCAATACGATTTTACCGCCAACAGTCAGCCAGCGTTTCTTTGCCCAAATGCCGTCAAGTGTACCGGTGAAGGTAAACTTCTTATCCTCGTGTTCGTAGAGATACTTAACAGCTTCCCGGAACACATCCCATGATGCACCTGTTCTTGTGGCGTTGTCACTTATATAGGCTTCGGGCAACTGAATGCCGAACACAGCGTATTTATCACCAACTTCCGGCATCCATACACCACCGTCCGGCATAGTGATACCATCTATCTCCTGCGGGACTATCTCGAATTTACGTCCTACATGAGTGTATTTAACCTCGAACTCCTTGCCGGAAAGCATACCGGATTGGAAGATAACGGTCATTTTCTCACCCTCAATAAGGCAATCCTCAAAATTGAGGTTATTCGGGATACCGGTATCGTAAAAGTCATAGAAGTGCTTTTCCGTATTTATCGTAGTCACTTCGCTGACTTCTCCTACACGTGACGGGTAAATCTCCGTACAGTCCAAACTGTCTTCTTTGCTCGTGGTCAGCTCACGATCGGCACGCATAACGCTCGTACCGTATTCGTCTGTCTTGTATGTGCGGGAAGCGGAAGCATTGAAACCCTCTTCACCCTCAAAGCGTGTACCGTCATAACGGATAGTCTGCGATTTGGGCATCAGCAATTCCTTTGCACCGTATTTGGAATAATCTATGTTTCTATCAGTCGTTTCCACAAGAATGATTTCGGGCGGTATGTCGCCGCTTTCCCGGCCGACACCCGTCTTGAAACCGTGCCCCTTGCCATAGGATAAAGTCAGGGGATTGTCCTTGTTGTATTCGACTTTCTTTAGATGAACAGTCTTTGTATGTACCCCCTCTATTACGGTTTCTGTAATCTGATATTCGGTTTCATAAGTTTCTGCCAGTTGGCTCAAAGCGTCCAGACAAACGGTATGGTTGTAGTTTATCAGCTTCTCGGTACCATCAATACATTCACCGATTACCCACCCCGAAGAACGTCTGTTCAGATTGTCCACTATCAGCTTTAAGTGTTCTTTCGGCTTGGCGGTATAAGGGAACTTGATACGGTTATCCACCGTATTGCGTATCTTCCAAAGTTCCGTATCGGCTTTGGATGTTTCGAGGACAAGCGTGTAGCTGTAATTCCTTTCGCCATTCTTCTTGAAATTGCTGTCTTTCTTGAGTGAATAACGCTTGCCGTAGAACTCGCACCACGAACCTACCGGAACGTCAATATAGCCCGGATGGGAAAAATACAGTGTCAGCGTGTCGTCACCCATTACAGCTTCATAGGAATAACTGTTGTCATCCGTAAGAAGTTCTATCGTTTCATTTCCGTTATGTAGAGTAATCATATCCTAATCTCCTAAATCAATAAAATATTCTTCATCTTCCGTAGTTATAAATCTGCCATCTTCCGAAGCAAGCAGATATTCTGTATCTCCCAGTCGGAAGCTGGTAAATACAAGGGTTAAGGTAAATGCCCACCATATACCGTCAAGAGGATTAAAACTGTCAGTTTTGCAACTCTTGTAATAACATAGATAGTTTTCACTCCATTCGTCAACGTAAAAGGAGCGTTCCGCATCTTCATACTCATATCCTTCACCGTCAGTTTTGGCAGACAGCTTTGTGAGGTCATGCAAAAGAGCATCATGGTTTCGCCAAAACGTGTCGAAGTCCGGGGCGCGCATTAGACACTTTATGCTTACATCTTTCGTTTGAAACTTCACGTATTCGCCATCATATATAGCGCCGTCCTGAAACTTGAAGTTCTGCAAAAGGTTTTTCTTCACAGCCGGAGTTTTGAGTATCTCCTTATTTGTACCTTGTAGAACGAGGATACCGTAAGCGGATAAGTCCACACCATCCAACTCGTAACCTTTCGGCAATAGAATACTGTTTATCGGTTCCTGATATACATAATCATCCGAGCGTGGGAAATCATTGGCAAAAGTGAACTTGGAGCGTTCGGTGCTATTATACATTTCAAAGCTATTCTGAGAAGAAAGCCTTAATTTAAACGTACGCTTCAAATGTGGGAAATAAAAATCATGATACCCCATATCTGATAGCATGGAGACAAAATTTGAAAATTGCCATTCCCTAAAGAAGCCAAACTCAAGGATAACATCTTTCGTATCAAGATATATTTCCGAAAGGTCAAACTCTTTTCCGTCCTCTTCCGGCCAATCGTTACTATCCGGCGTTTTTGAAGGCGGGAACGCTACCAGTTCACCGTAGTTGCCTTGTAATGTAGACACGCCGTACTCAGTATGTACATCTTTGCCATCTATATATAATTGGTTTTTCATCGCTTAAGTGTTATTCCTTTAGTGTTTAATGTATCGATACCACTTTTCATTGCGTACATGTATTCTCTAATTTCTACAAGATTGGATGTATAGTTATCAATGTTAGCCAAATGGTTAAGAATATCTTTGCTTTGACTTTCGATAGCCTTAGCCGTTTTGTCTATATCCGTAGTTGCTGATAAATTAGCAACAGAATAATTCAAAAGTCCGTCAATCCCTGTTGCCATACGGGAAACATTTTCATTAATGGAGTATGTATGTCCCTGCATGACAGCCAGCCGACCGTTGTTTTCGTCTACTGAATCTTGCGAGGCTGTGGCGATGCCCTTTTGTGAAGCTTCACGGACGGAATCTGATTGCCAACCAAAATCTTGCATCAGCTTATCACGTTCAGCAAGCAGGCTATTTGTAAGATTCTGCTGCATATTACGAAGTGCCTGTGCTTCATCAGAAGTAAGTCCATCTTTTCCATACTCAGCCCATGAATCATACAGTCTTTGAATTTGCTCTTTATATTTATTTGCAAGAAGAGACTGAAATATGGCTTTTTGCAGATATTGCTCGAAATTATCGGCAAAATCCTCGTTGGTACTATCCAAATCAGAAAGTAAATCTACATAACCACTTTTAAACTCATCAAAGCCTATTCCTGTAATAGCCTCTTTCTCTTTTTGCGCAATCTCAGTAAGTTGTTCCCCATAATCTACAATATTCTGCAAATAAGTAACAAAATCCTTGTTGACGGTATCAAGTACAGATACCAGTTTTTCATCAGAAAGTATCTTTTCTATCTGTTCGGAAGATAAATCCCACAACTGATATTCCGCTGTAATCTTTTCCCCGACTAAACCCGAAATTCGCTGATAGTCTTCTTTGGACAATCTTTCATTTATACGGTATCCCAATGAGTGAGAGAAGATACTCGCCCCACTGGACGCGAGCCGTTTGATTAGTTGTCTTTGTCTGCTTATATTGATATTTACAAGCTGTTCAGCTTCTTCCGCTGCTTTTATCGCTTCCGTACCATAGTCGATGTCGATATAGTCCATCTTCTTGGTTATAAGTTCATCCCAAATGGATATGAGATTCTCGTATTGGGCTTTCATCTTTTCATATCCAGAGTAATCGGCGCCAAACAATCCTTCAAACGCAGAGACAACAGAAGAGATTCCACTAACTGCACTCATTGCGCCACCAACAATATCACCGGACATTATTTGTCCGACACCGACAGCAGTAGTGCCCAATCCCCCTAAAGCATCCGTAATTCCTGTTATAGTAGAATCGTCTGCACCAAATATATTGGCGATATTAGAACCAAATTCGCCCAATGCAGGAGCAAAAGATGTTACAGCATTCCCTATATCAGTGATGCCTTGACCCACTTTCTTGGAATCGTTACCGCCCTTTTTTATGGCTTCTATTCCTTTCTCCAAATCAGAGACGAAAGCCTTCCACGGTGATTTGCCTTTCAGCTCATCCTTTAATCCCCTGATTGCGTCCGTCACGTCTTTTATGGAGATTTCCCCTCTTTCTATCTTTTCAATATCCTTATCAGTAAAGCCTATCCCTTTCAAATCAGTAATAGAAATGTCTTTATCAGTACCGGACATGTATTTAATAAGGGTCTCATACTTGTCTATGATGTCTTGAATGGCGGAAACGGATTTAGTACTCGCATCCTCGAACAAATCAGCCATAGCACGGGTGGTTTTGCCGTACTGTTCGTCCAGTTGTTCTAAGTATTGCTTCTTTTCGCCCTCTAATGCGGCAGCATTTCCAGCGGTTGCTGCTGTTTCTATAGCATTATTATACTTTTCAATGATAGCCTGCCGTTTTTGCTGGTAATTTCCAAATTTTATGAGATATTCATTCCATGCGCTTTCCTGCTCTCGTATTAAATCATCTTTTTGTCTGTTGCTTACATATCCGATAATAGAATCAAAAGCAGAACTGATATTAGAAGTGTCTACTGTGGAAGCGTCAAAGGTTTTTATTTTATATTTTTTGTTCTGCCTAGCCTTCAATTTCTCCTGCTCATCGAAAACCTTTTTCTGAGCCTCTATTTCCACACGAATAGCATCTTCTTTCTGCCGCTGCAAGTCTTGGATTTCTTTCTTGTTATCCAAATCACGCTGCGCCTTGATCTTTTGATAACCATCATTCATAGCACTAATACGAGCCTGCACAATCTGATATTCCAAATCCTCAGCTTGCCGCCTACGCTCCAATGCGTATTTGCTTTCAATTCCCAATATCTTATCTTGTTGGGATGTTAATTCATTGACGTTCCCATTGCTCCCTTTTTCATCATATATTTTTAGTTTACGTTCCGCCTCCCTCTTTTGTTTTATCAAAGAATTATATTGTTTAACAACATCTTCAGGAACGCCTTGCGTACTTCCCGCCTTTAACACTTCAAGATAGGTATCTTTGATTTGCTTTAAAGCACTATCAGCATTTCTAATTTGCTGTTGCCAATAGTCATAAGTACCTTCTTGAGGCTGAGGGAAAAGGTCAAGTGTATTTATATGATTTGAAATGTCCCGGAAGTTGTTTTCATAAGTTTGTAAGTTCGTAAGAATATCATTATATATTCCCCTTTGTTTCTCTAAATCCCAACGTGCACTCTCAACTTTTTTTCGTGCGTCTATTTTGGCTGTTGCAGTTCCAAAGCCCTCTTTTTCTTGCTTGTTAAAATCCTCTTCCTGCTTTCTTAGCCGTTCTTCAGCTTTTGCAACTGTTAGCTTTTGGTTAAGACGTTTAATCTCTTCCTTATCTTTTTTTATAGAAATATCGGCCAATTTGTCTACATAGCTTCTTGCAACAGCATTTTTATAAATCTCATTACTGAGTGTTCCATAAGCAGATTCCAGATTCCCTAAATTTACTTTTTCTCCTTCAAGAATATTAGCATATTGAGGGAATTTACTTATCCATTCATTAACAGCCGCAGTTCTCTCTCTTTCTGATAAAGAAACATTCCTTAATTTGCTGTACAAAATATCCAGTTCTACCCTTTCATTGGCAGAACTCCTTATGGCTTCTCTACGTGCTAAAGCCATTTCCTGCTCAGCAGACAGCAAATCAAGCGTAGCTCTTTGGGTGCTAATCAATCCACCAATATAATTGAATATCTCTTTCCCATAGGCAGTGAGCAAAGTTATACCTACAACCAAAGCGGTATTCCATGAAACCACACCCGAAATTATCTGTTTCCAAACGGGGGCTACCTTTTGAACGTCCGTATTGCCCTTCTTTAGCTCTTCGATATATGCGGCATATTCTTTTCTTGCCTTTTGAACTTCATCAAAGAAAATCGGAAGGTTATTACTGATTGCCAAAAAGAACATATTGATGCCCATCGTTGCGGCGGGAAGCTCTCTTGCTATCTGTTGGATTGACATGCCAAGTCCATTAAATGCAGAAGAATAGTTGCCAACATTTCTTTGAAAACGACCGGATGCTTGTTCAGCTTCGTTTAATTCAGTTTGAACAATCCTAATTTGAGCAAGAAGTTCTTTGCCTGAGCTACCAGAACGCTTAATTCTTCCCATATTATCATAAAGATTAAGCATAAGGGATAATTGTTTGCGCAATTGGGTGATACTCCCTTCTTCGGAATTATTCTGTATGATTTGTTCTTTCTGGGCTTTTATATTCGCTCGAACAGCTTCTTCTTCCCTCTTTCGTATGGCTACTTGTTGCTCGACTTGACGCAATATATTATATCCTTTATCACCCACCTTTTCTGTATCATTGAGAGCTGCAAAATCTGCTTTCAATTTCTTTATTTCGGTATCAGCCTCTTTCACAGCCTGGGTGTTTGCGACAATCCATTTATTTGTAGATTGTAAAGCCTGAGTTTCTTCATGCACTACCTTAACGGTATTGTCAGATTTTAAAATTTCCTCATAGGCCTTTTTCATCAATGCGTACTTCTTCATGTACTTGTCAAGCTCTTTCGTAGCCTTATTCAATTGCTTTTCGAGGCTTTTCATAGCATTTCCATTATTTGGTTTACCCGCCAAAGCCATCATATCAGCCTTAAGACCCTTTATTTCGGTACGTAACTTAACAATTTTATCCAGTTCAATATCTGCGCTAAATTTTAATCCAGCCATAATCAATTATTTTTTTATAAACACCTTACTTAATTCTTCTGATAATTTAATTCGTGCGCTATCGTCAACATCAAAACCTTTTGCACTTACAAAGCTCGCATAATACATTCCATCGGCAAATACTACACCATTTTGGGGGTGGCTGCCGTAAATCAACATGTTTTCTGTCTGCTCTTTAGCTTCGCCATGTGCTCCGTCGGCCGGTACATACATATCAACGACTTTTCCATTCCGAAAGACGACAGCTCCTGGAGCATTCCGCAAATTCCAAGTATGATTTTGATATGTTTTTTTATTACTTATGTTAGCAGTCTTTTGAGTATCAACAGCGCTATGAGCAGCATTAATCATGGCAGTAGAGACTTCGTTCTCTATTTCTTCTATAAATTCATCTAAGCCGGAAGTATCTACTTTTATATTCATATCCTATATTTTCTTGTAAAGGTATCGCCATACGCAATTTCTGCCTAAAAAATCAAGGGCGCAGAACAAACAATTAGGGAAAGGTTTGTTATTTGTATACATTTTCTTTGAAACCTTAAAATAATAAAAAGTGTTTTTGACCCAATAAGCATGACATAGTGTTTCATAACATGTATTGCAACAATTGTAGAATAAAATAAATTATATATTAAAAGAAGTGATTAACTTTGCGGCATAATTTTTAACTAAAATATTTATAGATATGAAAAGGTTATTGTTTTGCGCGCTATTGGCATTATTTATTGAGCTCGTGCTACAATTCAAGAGTTTGTGTAGGAAATGTTAAGGCAGACGACCCTACTGTAAAAGTTAATTCTGTGACAAATCACCATTTTTTATATGGGCTTATTCCTGGGGGGAAAACTAAAATAGAAGCCAGTAAATACGTTAGGGAAAGGAAAAATTATGTAGTGAGAAACAACTGGACGTTTTTAAATGGTTTTCTTGGGTGTCTTACTTGTGGCATTTACACTCCTACAACGACGACTTTCTATGTACCAATAGATGATGTTTCCAAAGAAAATAATGATTAAATGGACACAAATATGAAAAAGATTTTATTTTTGCTGGCAATACTGCCAATGATATTATTTACGGCTTGTTCTGATGACAAAGATGATATAGACGCTGCTTTGATAGAGGGAAGTTGGGGGCTTGTACATTCAGAAGGGTATGATAAATATGACCCGTCAGACCCTTCCGAGTGGGATTATAACTGTGACCCGTTAGCCCCATCTTCTTATAATGATGCTAAGATAGATATATTTAAAATGGATGGAAACAAATATTATCAAGTTGGCTATTACTGGAGTGTGTATTCAAAGAAATGGGTAAAAGAAGATGATGGATATACATTTACTGTCAGTGGGAATACAATAGCTCCCATCTCCAATGCTGAAGAATATGATAATGCCAGCTTTAAAATTCTGAATCTGACGTCTACCAGTATGACAATAGAAGCAAGGGAAGGCTCTATGTATTATACAAAAATGATATACAAAAAGCTAAATTAAAGAAGATATTCTAATATAAGCATTTTGCCCCGTTCGTGAGTTCGGGGCTTTTTTATGCCTAAATGTTGCTTGTCAACAAGAAAAAATAAGCCACAATCTTGCAAGTACAAAAATAAGTACTTATATTTGTACTAAACAATAGAAACAAGTAGATTATGAGAACAGCTAACTATTCAGAGCTAAGGAATAACCTTAAGCACTATCTTGACGGCGTGATAAATGACAGTGAGCCGTTGCTGGTACATCGTTCAGGTAGCGAAAGCGTGGTTGTAATATCGCTGGACGAATACAACTCCATTAAGGAGACCGAGTATATAATGAAATCCCCCGCAATGATGGATGTTATACGCAAGGGGAAAGAAGAAATCGAGAAGGGAAAAGGGAAGCCTGTAAAAATTGAAGAATTATGGAAATAGTCTTTCTTGAACAGGCCGAAAAAGACCGGGAATATTGGAAAAAGTCGGGGAATAAGGCTATTATGAATAGAATAACAGCCTTGCTTGAAGATATTATAACTCATCCATATACAGGAATAGGCAAGCCTGAGCCTTTAAAATATGAACTGGCAGGATGCTGGTCTCGAAGAATAAATTCCGAGCATCGCATCATCTATTCAGTCAATGATGAGATAATCACAGTCTACGTACTCTCTATGAGGTATCACTATGGTAAAAAATAAAGCCCCAATCTTTCAATGGGGCTTTGTTCATTTTTCCACGAACTCCTTTAATCTGTACAGCCTATCAATTGCCGGATTATAAAATACATCCGGATAGTGTTGCTTGATGTCGTTGATATTTGCTCGAATATACAGAGATGTATCGTATATATGTTCGGATTCCGATAATATTATTTCCTTTGGCAATTGTGCGGTTTCTGCCCAATTCATGATTGCCTTAACACTATCTTCGTCATACGCGTATTTACTTTCTTGTGCCATACTAAGATTATTTTAGGGCAAAGATAACCATTTCTTTTTAATCACTAATCAAACCTTTCTGTATGATTACCCTATTTAAGAATTTTACGCTGCCTATTCTTAAAGAATTCTTCTTCAGACACCTCTTGCAGAACCTCACCGAACACTGTATGAAGTTTATCCTTTTGCATGATTATTAGATTTCGATATGGTATTTCATAGACCACTTCTTTGTAAGACAAATGCAGATTTTCCATGAATGTTGCAATTTGTCCGAGAAGACAGGAATTTCCTGCTACTTCTGTTTTGCTGTCAGGTTTTGCACATTCTTCGCTAAAACTGACAGCTTGTAAAAATTTTCAGCAGATATTAAAGATAAGGCTACTTCCAAACCTTGTACAGTTTCATCAAACGTACCCTTTCTTAGTTCTTCAAAAAGGCTATCGTCACCTTTCACAAACCAAGATAACGCATGTGCCACATTATCCATGTCTTTCAATGACGAAAGTACGTCATGAAATGTATTACATTCGGGAAGTTCCGCTAAATAACATCCCGCACCGGCAATCTTATGGATAGTGGGTGGTGATATGACATACGACTTATTATTAATGACAATTGTTTTAAAGTCAGCACCGATAATAGAACTGTTTACTATTTTTGCAGCATTCATATAAGAAATAATTAAATAGGGGTGCAATCGTTTTTACACCCCTATATTCAACTTTTTTACATCTTAGATAGTCTTACTTTTGGAAGAAAGAGTTTCTCCTGAATAGGAAGCCATAGATGCCTCAGAAGCAGAATCAACCGCATCCCCATCAAACCAATACTCATCAGCTACACCTTCCGCTTCGTTATCCATTGCCACAGCAGAAACACCCAAACCGATATTTTTCTCTACCATGTTCGATTTTCCTACAATACCAGCGTTGGTAAAAACAACATAATTACCTGTTTTCACACGTCCTACTACAGCCTTATAAACAAGTTCCGGTGTTTCAGGAGCTTCCCAACCAACCTCTTTTTCGGATCCTCTTATAACCTTGCCACCCTGAAGTTCAACTTTATCCTTAAAAGAATAGGCGCCCATCGTGAAAGCAATAGTTTTTGCTCCTTCGTCTGTCATATCACGATAATAAGGCTTTCCTGTAAGTTCATTGATGTAATCAGTAATAGTCGGGTCATCTTGAGTATACCCCCACGTGTCTTGGTGGGAATTTTTCACTTCGGTAGCAGTAGCTAACCATGTCTTCAGTTTTGCGGCGGTCAATGCTTCGGTAATTACCGGCCCGTACCAAATCTGTTTAATTCCAATAAATGGTTTCATATTTTTTCAATTTATATTTAATACTTCAAATAATAATTTCACATTAACAAAATGACAATTTAAATCTGTATCTTCCTCTATCCCATGACTTTCAACAGAATACTGATACCATGAACCCTTGTAATATCCTACGGAATCCAAAGCCTCAACAGCCAAGCGTTCAAGTTCGTTAAGCCTTTTTAGATTGGCATTCTGCTTATAATCCGGGACACAGAAATTAACTTCAATAAATCCTCTGTTCCAATAGGTATCAGATGTTTGGAGTTTAGAAAGAACAACAACACGCTCCGTATCTACTTTCTTTTTAGGGAAAGACCAGCTACGATATAATGGAAGATCAAAAGTCTTGCAATCATTATATACTATGATACCAGCATCTGATGATGTAATCATATCCAAACCTCCGAATAGTCAAAGTAATTACATTTCTTAGGATTTCGTGCCATACCTTCTGCTTTCACAGCTTCTCCAAACAAACAGCGAATATTGCTGCCTTCTTTTAGACCACGACCTTCATAGACTATATGATAATGCGACATATACATATCTCCATTGTCTGACTTTAGTTCTTGGGTGTTATCATCGTCGCACCGGCAAACACCTATAGTTTCCCACGTATTATTTTCCGGCTTTACAATAACTTGTCCGTTAGAGTCATACTCAGGTTCTTCTTCTACTAATACTTGTAATATGTGGGGAGCGAATATCATAAGAAGGTCACTTTGGGTTTGTCCGTCAGTTCGTCTTTCAATCCGTACTGCTTGCACAGCCATGAGTAGTAGTCCTTAATGCCTTGAATGTTCCAAGACATCGAGAAACCGCTTTCACTAATAGAAGTCGCACGAAGCAATAGAGAGGGGATGAACTTCGCAATTGCCACGAAGAGACGACCGTGGCAATCCTCGCCCATCTCATCCCCTCCGCTTATCTTCGCGTTCAGGCACATATCCAAAAGGTCAGCCTCCGACAACTGAATGCCGAAAGACTGAAACTTCTGTGATATGTATTCGTTTACCGTCATGCGTTCATCGTTGAAAGGTCAATGTTCACGATCTTGTTCGGAGCGATAAACTCAGGAATCCACTCGGCAGTGTACTCCATGTATCTACCTTCCTCGTCACGATAGTTACAGATAGACATCTGTCCTTCTGATTGTGAATAGTTACGTCCCGGAACGGGGTCGGTCATCACATACGGTCTGTGGTGTCGCATACGCATCACGTTGTCACTCTGCAAAAGAGTAATGCGGTCGTCTGCGTAAATCTGCACGTTCTCGCCGTTCTGATTCTCCACGTAGTCCTCCTTGATTTCGATAGTCGGAAGACCAATGCCGGAGAATACACTGGATGCCATTTGAGAGGTAATCAAACCGCCGCTCACATAGAACTGGTTACTTCCAAGAATCATCTTGAATGTTTCCCCGAACTCCTTGCTGCCTACAATGTTCTTGTTGAACGTACCTCTTGACATAATCATTTTGGAGAATACGCCATACTTTGCTTTCAACGCTTCAATTTGCTCTTTCAGATAAGAGATGAATGTAGTCCTTACAGCAACTTCTGGTTTCAAGAACTTAAACGGCAAATCAATATCAAGCAATTCGATATTCTCTTTATTATCTGCCAAGTGTACTTTCGCTTTACCGGTCATCAATAACTCACCAGTGACAATATCCATACGCTTGTGCGGAGCAAGCAGGATTTGACGGTAATCGTCATAGATGAAGTCGATAATCTCGTTCAAGATAGTGCGCTGGTCGGCTGTGTTAGCGGCATTGAACTTGTCGAGAATATCCTGCAACTGGGACAATCTTTCAATGTCCATCTGATAACGGTCGCCCAAATAGGCGATTTCCGTGTAACCGCTTCCAAGTGAACGTCTCTCACGGATAGGCTTTTGGTCGTTCTTTCCAATGATAGAACCAGCCATCACACCCGTAACCGTTCCCAAGTATGTCTTGAACACACGGGTCTTTGTTTCAAGGAATGAGCCGTACTGCTGCCAGTAGATTCTATCTTGTCTCGTTTGCAAAACACGGTCAATAACCGCGTTCACAATCATAGGGTCGGAAAATAAAGTCTGTATAGTCAGATTCATAACTCTACTTTTAAAGGTTAATAATCAAACTGGAAACGTGAGGTAAGACCTACTTTATCCAGTTCGTGAATAGGCATCGGAAGTTTGGATTCCTTCACTTCGTAAGCCTGCATCAAGAGGGTACAAAGAACCGGGCCATCATCCTCCACTTTCTTCGCATCGAAAAGAACGAAGTTCGAGGTATTCTTCTTTGACGTACCAGCAACCGCAGTCGCTTCAAACAAAACCGCATCTTTGGCGATGTTCTCACCGAAAGCTGCTTTGATAGTCAATACGTCATAGGCTTTGTTTGTCTTGTCAATAGCTGTCACCTCTGCACCTTTTTTGCCGCTGCCGATAAACATGCCTACATAAGCCAAAGAGCCTTTAGCCACTTTGATAGACAAAGCGGAATCCCCAGTAGTGTATGCTTCCACTACTCTAAAGTTGCGGACGGGAACGATAGTACGTTTTTTTAAATCCGCTTGTATCGGAGTGAACACAGGAAGAACAGAGCCTACTACGAGGTTGGCAATATCCAACTTCCAAGGGCCGCTCTTTCTAACACCCGTCTCAACACGGTAAAGCTCTTCCGGCTTGTATTCCGGAGTCAAGTTATACTTAGTACCTGCTGCCATAAATTTTACTTTTTAGATTCAACAATAGTTTTTGTTCCTTCCGAAATCATCCCGGCAATAGATTCGTTTTCTTTCTCAATCTTCTGCTCTGCTGATTCGGGAGGGGTTACACCGCTAAAGCCGATATTGGCAAACTCCTGCTTTACGTCCTTGAAATAAGTATCCAAGTCCGCATCATCAGGAATTGCATAACGTTTTGCGAATGTTTCGGGAATACCATACTCCTTGGCCTTTGCCAAAATCTGCTCCTGACGGGTGGCTTGCGCCTTTTCCTGTTTTAATGTAGAAACTTCCGTCAATAGGCTCTTGTTGGAATCAATTAAGGCTTGCGCCCATGCAGGCACATCGTCTTTGTTCTCTTCCGTTTTGGTGGTTGTGGTAGTGGTGGTATTCTCAACTGGCTTACCGTCTTTAAGGCCATGTCTCTTCTCGTAGTTGGTAACTGCGGTTCTGGAAGCATCCCCGGCACGGAAATCACCATAGGAATTTAACACGTCCGAAAAGCTGATACCCTCAACGATGGAGTTTACCTTTGTCTCGTCCGTTACACCCTCTGCCTTCTTGGTGGCAATTCGGGTAAGAATAGCAGTGTCCACCCCAGTGAATTTTTGTTGTAGTCCTGCCAAGATTTGTTCTAAGATTGTCATACTGTATGAAATTATAAATTAAATTTTATCCATACGGTAAATTTCGCTATTAATGAAGAAGTTGGGAAATAATTAAGCATGAAATACGAAACAATATGAAGAATGTTTGTTTTTCGCATAAAAAATGGCGCGAAACCAGATAGAATCACGCCTAAACATTCTATATTTAATATTTTTCGAGAACTATTTTGTATTATCCTCGAAATTTTTCTGCTTCACCTGTTCTCTTTTTAATATTTCCTCGTTTTTCTCTGCTTGCTCTTCCTTGATTTCTGCAAGTTCTTCTTCTATGCGGTCTTGATTTCCTGCGAACATTACCCCATGCCGTTGCGACCATACGCCACCGGAAACGGCTTTTGCGGCAGTAGTTACCTTGTCGTCCAAGTTGTCAAGTCTGTAAGGAACAACTTCCGTTTCAATATCAATGCTCTGTGAAGCCTTGCTGAACTCAGATGGGTTAATCGAACCTAATGCAGAAACAATAAAGTTCACTCGTCTTTGCAAGAACTCTCCAATAACCTCCGCATGATTGGATACTTGCAAATGGGTAGAAAGGAAAACGTAATCAAAAGCCACTCCCGACAAAACATTTCCCGAACCGCTCAGTTTGTCAAAGCTGATTTGAGGTGTATTCGTCATCGAATAAGCCTTGTCAAAAAGGGTATTCATTTCAAGTTCGATAGTCGTAGGCACTTGATTCCATGTCAAGTATTGGGCATCCGCACCCTCTCCGGTGAGTTTAACCATTCTGTCCTTAACCTTACCTACGAAGCCTTCCACATCACCAATCAGCTTCAACAAGGGGAAGAAATGGTAGTCTATGCAATCGGCGTAGTTAGAAAGGAGTTTCTCCAGCCGTACACGGAAAGGCTTTATCTTCTCACAATACGCTTCGGGGCGGTAAGCATAGAGAATCGGAAGTTTCCAGAACCCATGAGCGAAAGACGGTCTTTCCTCCAGCTTAGACAAATCCCACTGATAGACCATTTTTTCAGTGATAGTCATGAAGCAGGTTATCTCCGAATCATCCATCAGCTTCTTCTTGTACTCACGAGAAAAAGCCACTAAATCGCCCTCATCATTGAAGAAAGGATATAGCGTATCGCCCCGAAACGGAGACCACAGCACGCTTTTCAGCTTCTTGGTAGGCTTTACCTTTCCACCGAAGGTAGTATTTACTTTCTTCCAAAACTTTGCCCAAAATGAATCGTCATCGGTCACATACCAATACTCGGCTACTTCTTGTTCGGAAAGCCAGGAACGGACTATCTTCTTGTTCTGGTACTTGATTTTATTGGACTTGAATACAGCCTTAACAGCATCCAATAGTTTCTTTTCGCCATCATCAGTTGGAGTACAATCCATAGACGGCTCTGTACCAACCGTGAAAGCCGTCTGAATGTTCACGATGTCCTGTTCCAAAGGAATGGAGATGCGGTTCACCGGCTCGGTCTTGTACTTTGCTTCAATTTCGTAGGTCTTGCCAGTCTTTTCATCGTAGTGTTTCTCCGCTTCCTTTTCAAGCACCTTTCTGTCCGGGTACTTCTTTTTATCAACCATGATTTCATGGCGTTTCGGGTTCCAATCGTCCCAAAGTTTACAATGGTCGGGGATTTCGGTTTTCCTACCCTTCTTCAGGTAGCTTATCTTCTGCCCGATGTCGGGGAGTTTGAGTATTTCTTCAAGTGTCATAATCAATATTTTTAATGCGTGAATATTCCGGTTAAATCTTTTGGCTTCAAAATACGTCCAAGTATATGCCCCAAGATATAATACCTTATCGGGTCGATGCAGTGATTCCAAGCATCAACGGGAGAGTTGATATAATGTCCGTCTTTGTCTTTATCCCAAACGTATTTACGAAGTTCTTCTATAATGTGATATGAGCGTTCTGTAACGAACAATTCCATTTCTTTTATCTTGTCAATACCTGCATTGATAGAGCCGGGGAACTTATCTACCGGATAGATATTCACACCTCTGTTTTTAATTTCCTGTATCAAACGAGGGTCTGCGCTATCCCCATATACTTTCAATCCCCACGGTTTGAGTTTTTCAGCAATGGCATTTGTAAGCATTCCTGTTTCATAGAATAATTCATCCACATAAAGCCTATTGTCGACAATACCACAACGAACACCGGTTGAAGGGTCATTGGTATAACCCCAGTCAGAAGCGAGAGCCACTTTCTTGGCGAAATCAGGAAACTCTTTCACGATTCCCCACTTCTTGAACACCGCACCTTCCGCAACGTCAGCCCAGCGACCGATAACCACATGAGCGTATTTTTCAGGGTTGTTCACCTTCATGTCTTCGACTTCTTTCAGAAACTCCGGAGAAAGATTCTCTAAGTTATCCAGATAGGTAGTATGAATGTGAAGTACGTTCGGATGAGTGGAGATTTGTACCTGTACACCGTCAATCTCTACAAGCTTGTGGGCCTTCTCTATAAACCGTTTATAAACCCAGTGATTACTATCACACGGATTCATAATGATTATAATACGGTTCTGAATCCCTTTCTGTCGAATAGAAAGCATAATTTTTTCAAAATCTTCCTCGCTTGTCCACTCTTCCGCTTCGTCACAGACAAATGTTGTTAACCCCTGAATAGATTTAAGTTTGGCAGTCTGTACCCCAGAAGAAGTTTTTATACCCCGAAACATTATGATGCTGTCAGAATAAGTATTAGTTATATCCGTTTTGGTTACATCGAAATATTCACTTGCAAAATCGGATTCTATTTTTTCTTGAAATTCCGGAATAATAGACATGGAAGCCGACGCCATTGTGTAACGCGAAAATAGTATCTTATGCCCACTTTCAAAAGATAGTCTTTCTAAGAACGTGGAAATATTGTAGCTCTTGCCGCTTCCACGCCCCCCGGTTACAATAATGATAAATTTATCAGTGTTCTCATATAGAGGTGCGTATTTGCCTTGAGATATTATACCGAACAAGCTCATTTCTTCACTCCTCCATTCTTTAAGAACTCAATTACGGGAATGCTACCTTTTAATTTTATTGTACTATCTTGCTTTTCTGCAAGTCCTAATTTACGCGCTACAATATTGGGATTGAAAGCCCCTACAATAGCCCCTTCAAGTTGTTGGGTTTCTATGATATTCTCTATACGCGATACGACTTCGGAAAAGGCTTTATAATTTTGGCTTTCTTTAAACTCGCTCCAATAACCTTTGTTTGCACCAATATAAGACAAAAATCCTGATAAGGTATATGGCCTTTGGGTGGGGCTTTCCTCTTTTTCTTTTGTTTTTCCTTTAGTTTTGTTTTTTATAACACACCATGGGTTATCATCACACCATTGGAAATACTCACAAGCAGCTTCCCACATCAAGTCAGGTGTAGAGAACAGCGTATTACGCCCATGTTTGCTATGCAATTTCCAAAATTGATTTCCTTTAGGTGCTGCCATATCTTAACTATTTCTAATCATCTACAAAAGTATTGACATGTGTAAGAATAAAAAAATATAGCTAAATACAATACGAAACAATCTAAAGAATGTTTGTTTATTTATTGTTTAACCTATACTATTTCTTTCAAGCGATTCAATATCTCAATATAGATGTAATCAATATCCTTTCTAAAATCTTTGTATTGTTTATATTCAAATCCGGCTTCTCGAATATTATTAGAAATAACACATGGTGTTATATCAGGGAACACATTGGAAAGTTCAGAGCGGATACCGTTAGGCATCCTTCCGCCGGCCAATACGCTTGGAGCAAATAAAAACAAGGCAACATACAGAAACTTCTTCCTTTGAATCACATTATCAAACGATACATCAGGCTTTATTTGAGAACTAATATCAACAAACCATTTATAAACCTGAGGTATAAGGCTAATATTATCTAATACGGGTACTGATAATTCCGCCTCTCTTTCAGATAGCCTTGACTTTTGCTCACGAATATGTTTTAATTCCGAAATAGAAGAAAATTCCTTTGTTGCATGCATAATAATAAGGCATTAGGTTATCATGAAGTACAACAAAGATAATACACTAATTACGAAAATAGATACAAAAATGACAGTTATTACATTAATTATCAGAAACTTAGTTAATATATTAATTAATATTTTGATTAATATATTAATCTAACATTTAATCGCAATTAACACATAACACGCTAATTATTAACAGATTGTACATAACTAATAAATACCTACTCCCTTAAAACAGTCGACTGCAATAATATATAAATGATAGAAAGTTAAATATTCATAATAAGAGAAGTACGATTTTATATCAATCTTATATTTGAAAAAATACAAGAGAACAATAAGGATTTTCCATATCCGGGAACCAAGTTGTGCAATTGTTGTGCAACAAGAGTAAAATAAAAACGCTAATCTCTTTGTTATAAGAAGATTAGCGTTTATCCGAGTACTCATACTTATTCTACTTTAATGTTTATATTCTTCCCGCAGTTCGGGCACGTGATAGAGGCTCCATCGCTTTTGGGATGAATTTCTTCCGGGGATGCGAACAGTTGCCACATAGGAACATCAAGAGCCGTAGCAATCTTTTCAAGTGTAGATGTAGTTACTGATGGTGCGTTAAGCGTTTGCTTCATTGATTGATAAGAAACTCCTACCTTATCAGCTAATTCTTGCTGGGTTAAACCCTTTTCTTTTAGTAATTCTTTGATACTCATAAATATATTGCTTTAAAATCTAATGCAAATATACTCGTTTACTTTTTTCGTATAATAATCACTATACTAAATAGTGTTAATAGTATACTATTCGCCTACCCTTTTCTTGTTTAGGTATAATAAATAATATACCTTTGCATCATCAAAGTTAAACAAAAAGCTATAAGATATGAAACGCTACAACTTAAGCAAGATAATGAAAGAAGCCCATCAGATTAAGAAGTACATGAAACTGTATTCTCTCACTCATGGAGTAAAGAATTGGGCGGACTGTCTTAAACTTGCTTGGGCTAACGAAAAGAAGCGTGTGTCTGATGAGGAAGTGATAAACGCAGAGAAAGAAGCGATGAAAGTTTCTTTAGCCGAACCTGCAAAGCGCAGTTCTTATGATGATTTGTCAATCCCGGCATCCGCTTACTATACCAATAACAGCTACGGGCGTTTCGGTTCTCATTACGTAGGTGACTAACTTAACTATTAATATCATGGAAGAAAACAAACAACTTGTAGGCAATATTTGCGCCTCTATTGAAGAACTTGGCAATGTGATAGCAAATAATGTAGCCGCATCACATAAGGACTATGAGAGGATGATTGCCGCTTTGGATAGTTCAATAACCGAAATAAAGAAAAGATTAGGAAATAATTGCCGCGTAAACAGATAGTGTAAGATGCACGTTGAGGTTACGACCAACGTTTCACGTTACGATGCCCCGCCAGCAATACGGCTGGCGGGTTGGCAAGAAAGACACTACAAGCAGCCTCTATACATTTAGGGGCTGCTTTTTCTATAAATAACAAACCTTTTGCCAATTGTTTGTTCTGCACACGACATTTTTTAGGTCGCGCAATCGGTTAGTGATAAATTTGCAGACAGAAATAATGCAGCCATCCTCACGGCTAAAAAAGTATAAACCCCGCCATCGGTAAGAAGTGAGGAACTTGCCTTTGGTGGGGTTCAATTTTAAAAACTGCGTAAAAGTATGAATAATATTCAGATTTTCCAAAATGAGCAGTTCGGGAAAGTAAGAATTGCGATGAATGAGAGTGACGAACCTTTGTTTTGTTTAGCAGATGTTGCAAAAGCCCTTGGATATAGCAGACCTGCTGATGCTGTAAATCAACACTGTAAAGGGGTCGTTATTTTGCCGACCCCCACAAATGGCGGTGTGCAAGATATAAAGTACGGTAAAGAAAGTGAGGTTTATCGTCTGACTATGAAATCTAAATTACCGGATGCCGAAAAGTTCCAAGATTGGGTTTGCGACGAAGTTTTGCCTTCAATCCGCAAGCATGGTGCATACATGACGCAAAAAACACTTGAAAAAGCTTTGACCTCACCCGATTTCCTGATTCAACTTGCAACCAACTTGAAAGAAGAAAAGCAGAAACGTATCGAAGCTGAACAAAAAGCAGAAATTGCAGAACAGAAGATTCAGAAAGATGCACCTAAAGTTCTTTTTGCTGATGCCGTTTCAGCTTCTCAACGTTCTTGCTTGGTTGCCGAATTGGCAAAGATACTGCAACAAAATGGAGTGAATATCGGTCAAAACCGTTTGTTTAGCTGGATGTGTGAGAATGGTTATCTTTGCCAGAAGGGTGACTACTACAATCAGCCAACACAAAAGGCTATGAAATTGGGACTTTTTGAATTGAAGAAAACATCAATCACTAAGCCAGATGGCTCTGTATTGGTAACTACCACTACTAAAGTGACTGGCAAGGGGCAGATTTACTTTGTAGATAAGTTCTTGGGTAAAGATGTGGCTTGATAAAAACCATAGGTCAAAAATTCCCATTGGTGAAAATCAGCTACTTATAAAAAATAAGAGCAAAAACAGGAAAGAATAAGATAGAAGTTGTTGCGGAACTTTGTTAAATCAGACCATCCAAACCGCAACTTTGGAACTGGTCGCTTTACTTTATCACTATGATACCACTTTCAGAATATACTGCAAATGAATATGCGAATGCCTATTTTATAGCTATTTATTGTCACGAGGCTTAGTACCTAATCTTGCAATTACTGACATTAACTCATTGTACTTTGTTATTTTCTCCTTTTCAGAAACTATTGATAATAATCCAATAAGCCTATCTTTGCAGCTTTGCAAGACATGTATATCTTCGGGCGACTTAATCATTTCTAATAAAACCTTAACTATTACATTACAAGTGTCTATGTCTCCTATATTTGACACATGAAATAATTCACTTATTCTGTAATAAAGAAATTGATATTCGATACCTAAAGGGTCTGATTTTAATAGCACATGATAATAATAATCAGATACAGCATGGCATGTTATTGCATTATTCTTTTCGGCATTGAATACAGAGCTAACCTTTGTAGTCAATAATTCATCTCTTATTTTTTTTATATCAATAATAGAGAAGATATTCCAACCAATCAATGTGGTAACTAAAAGCGACAATACCCCTACAACCACTCCTTGATAGTCAAAACCTAAATCCGGAATATGAGGGCATGCAATACATATTGCAATAACACTTACTATTATTGCAATGCCACTTACCCCAAGTGCTATCCACGCTATCCAATTTCTATTTTCTTTCTTCATATAACCAAAGTATAATTCTTCTCTATTGTTAAACAATGTTTATATACACAATTTTCGTGATTAATAAATTTTTCATTCACAATATTTTTGTGCATATTTGCATCATAAATCAGTTAGAAATCTGATTAATCAATTAACCAATGCAAATGTATTAGTTATGAATGATATAATCATAAAAAAAGCAAGAAAAAAACTAATTAAGAAGGTGGACGTAAAAAAAACTCTCCTTGCAATGAAACCTCTGACCTGTGTTGAATATACCATAAATGATATGCTTCCCGGGAATGTCAAAACGGCATCCACAGAATTGAAGAGCGATAAAGCCAAATTAAAGGGCAAATATGGTGAGTTTGAGTTCAAAGCTTTAAGCAAAACAAAATACGAAGTAACCAGACTAAAATAGGAGATAAAGCTATGGATATTCGGGAAATAATAAGAAATAGCTCTTCCAGTCAACAGCTTCTCATAGTTAGTGTACAAGATTAAAGAAAGCTTTTCTGGAATGGGACGAGGAGATTAAGGCTAATATACGGTCAACTCCTGATGACAAATTGGTTCCACTGAAAGAAGTAGCGGAAGTCCTTAAAGTAAATCGGACAACTCTGTATCATTGGAGCAAAAAAGGTTATCTCATCCCTATCAAAATAGGCGGAAAGGTTTTCTACCGCCAAAACGATATAAATGAAATAAGATAGAATCACTAAATCATCTTAATATGAAAACCTACGATTTAAACAGAGCCTCTCGGCTTGCACTTCGGATAGCCTTAGTTATTGCGGTAATGGCAGGATGTATATACAGCGGCCATGTGGAATACAACGACGATGTGTTATCCGGTATGAGTTCTGATAAGTACGACTTTATCAGTATTCAGATTAATGACAGTTCGCAGTCGGCGGTAGTATCCGAGTATATGAGCAACAAGCAGTACTACGACAGCCTCGACTATTAGGAAACATCTTCCCTCTTATCTCAGCCAGGCAGAGTGTCGCCTCGGTTATTATTCGTGAAAGTTTAGTTATTTCCGGTCTGTGTATTCCGGTGGTGAAGGTCGCACGTTCGAATCGTGCAGAGGGAGCATTATACATAGTTCTTTGACGTATTGAATGTGAAATGAGGTTTAAGTATCTGATATTTAGACTTATTTCAATATAACCGAGGATTACGGATAGCGGAAACGCGGTGACTTCGTATAGGCTTGGTTATCGTGATTGTCTCCTCGCACCGAAATGTCCTACGGTAGAGAGTATGCGGTTTGGGCGTCCGTATCGCAAGAGACAAAGGTCATAAAGACAACATAAGCGTCCGATACAGTCTTAAATCGGTATAAAGTATGCGGTGGTAATGAAAGGCGGCCGTACACGCTTATTATATATAGCCAACGGTATGCGAGATGCAGGAAATCGGATTTCCCCGTTGGCACAAATGAAAAACTATTAAATATGAGTGAATTGCATATTTCTCCGGAACGTCATAACAGGAACCTTGTTACCGGAAGATTCTTAAAAGGTTGTATTCCTCACAACAAGGGGAAATCAATGGTTTACCACTCCAAACGGTCACAAAAGAGAAGTCTTGCCGGCCTTGCCAAAGGCCGTGGGGCATGGCATAAGACCGGAGCCGGAATGAATAAAAAGAGCGTGGTTCTGATAAAAGACGGACGTCTGTGTGGCGTATTCCCTTCCATTCAGGCAGCAGGCAGCGCATTAGGCGTCAGTCCGTCTTTGGTAGGAAGGGTATGTAGAAAACTGCGTAATAACCACACGGCGAAAGGGTTTCAATGTTTTTTTGAAAGCGATAACAGTTGGTGTGATTTAATCAAATGAGTATGGATAGTAATAGACAAAATATCTTAACCAATTATATTTCCTACCTGTACACAACGGGTAGAACTTATGATACCATCGGCAAATACATCAAATATGTAACGGATTTTCTTGAAAGCGCTGAAGAAATCAATCGCCGTGGTTATCTGGCTTATAAGCGTGAAAATGCCAATATTGGGGCACGTTATCCATTGATGAGTGAATCCATTTGTGATTTATTATTCCACCTTAAAATCGGGTATAACCGTCGGGAAAAGAAAACAAAGACATTGGAAAGGCTTGATACCATTTCAGAAAAGAACAGGAAACTTTTGAATGATTTTATAGTATGGCTTACCGATAGCAATGATTACTCTTCGCATACTGTAGATATTTACCACACCTCTTTGAAACAATACTTTGAATATGCCAATGATATAAGTATGGAAAACTGCAAGAGGTTTATACGGACTTTGGAAGAGAAATCACTGTCCCCGCAAACCATCCGTTTGCGTATCACCGCTTTAGAAAAGTTTTCCAAATGGCTAAAAAAGCCGATAGAGCTTAAACGGCCTAAGATGAAGCGTAAGCTTGATGTGAACAATGTCCCGACAGAAGAGGAATACAACCGACTACTGGATTTCCTGAAAACGAAATCCAACAAGGATTATTACTTTTTTATCAAGGTATTGGGTACAACGGGCGCACGTCTGTCAGAATTCCAACAATTCACGTGGGAAGACATGGCAGCAGGTGAGGTTACGCTTCGCGGCAAAGGCAATAAATATCGTCGCTTTTTCTTTCAAAAACAGTTGAGACAGGAAGCGATGGCATACATGAAAGAGAATGGTAAAACGGGACTTCTCGCTGTTGGGAAATTCGGCCCGTTAACTCAACGAGGTTTTTCACAACATTTGAAAGCATGGGGTAAACATTGCGGTATCGATTCAAGGAAGATGCATGCGCATGCCTTCCGGCATTTTTTCGCTAAAATGTTCCTGAAGAAAAATAAGGATGTCATTCAACTGGCCGACCTTCTCGGTCATGGTAGTGTAGACACAACAAGAATTTACTTACAAAAAAGCTATGATGAACAAAAAAGAGATTTTAATCAAAGCGTTACGTGGTAGTGTAGCGCAGCTCAATGAGCTGTCGACCATGACTGAAGGGATAGATGTTTATAATGCCACCGGGCATGTTGACACGGAGTTTCTCATAGAAGCGCTATCCTGCGTCAATACCTTCATGGATGCGAGCAATACGGTTGTTCAAAAAATATCTTCACTTTTAGCGCCGGACGCTCCAACGGACGAAAAGAAAAAACAGGCTGATGAAGGTAAGAAATGGAATGTGGAAGATATACTAAAACATTGTACTCTTGAGGACGGTGTTCTTAAACTTCCGAAAGTACAATTTAATAAAAAATCCTATGCTGAAGCCAAGAAGTGGATTGAGGAAGCCGGCGGTTCCTGGCAAAGTGGAAAAATACAGGGTTTTACATTCCCGTTCAATCCGGAGAGGGTGTTTTCTATACTGAAAGAGGGCAAGCGATGCAATCTTCAGCAGGAATACCAGTTCTTTGAAACGCCGGCTGAGGTGGCGGACTGGCTGGTCATGCTTGCCGGTGGAATAAATGAGGCTGATACAGTACTGGAGCCGAGTGCCGGCCGCGGTGCTCTCATTAAAGCCATTCATAGGGCTTGTCCTTCCGTAACAGTAGAATGCTATGAGTTGATGCCGGAGAATAGAGAATTTCTTTATTCACTTGATAATGTGATAATACTTGATGAGGATTTCACGAAAGATAGCGTAGGAAGCTATACCAAGATTATCGCCAACCCGCCTTTCTCAGGCAATCAGGATATAGAGCATGTGAGGATTATGTATAAGCTTTTGGAAAAAGGTGGAACGCTCGCAGCCATTACCAGCTCTCATTGGAAAATTGCTTCGGAAAAGAAATGTGTTGATTTTCGCAACTGGTTGGAAGAGGTACATGGAGAAGTATTTGAAATCGGCGCCGGAGAATTCAAGGAAAGTGGGACATCTATAAGTACAATGGCGGTAGTGATAAGGAAATAGCGATACTCCCTTCCCGTCAAATTCGGGCACGCTGAAAAGCCAAACACGTATTGTTGCGTTGAAGGGAGCAAAAGCCCGTGAGGGTGAATAATTAAGATTCATTTTAATATAAACAGTCCCGTCCACGTGCTGGTCGGGAAACACTGCGACATGGCGAAATGGCAGACGCAAGGACTAAAGAGGTTCACGATAAAAGGAATGCCACTATATGCAGAAAAGCATTCGCCTTAACCTCAACCTGCGAAGGTGCACGTGAAAATATAGATAATAGGTGAAATTCCTTCACGGCAATATCGAGTAAAATCGTCCCGGTTCGAATCCGGGTGTCGCAACATCTTCACTACAGATGAAGTATTTGTTTAGTCGTAGCCAGGCGGTCTGTGAAGATAGCCCGGTTTTTATTTGAAAACTCATTAATAACAATATAAGTATGGAAAAGAAGTTTACCCCTGAAAATATTCAGGAACTTAAAGAGAATCAAATATTTGTTTTTGGTAGTAATATGAACGGCAACCATGCCGGTGGAGCAGCCAGGTTAGCAGTTGAGAAATTCGGTGCAATCATGGGACAAGCCGAAGGAATACAAGGACAATCCTATGCTATTCCTACGTTGGATGAAGATATGGAGAGAATCATAGAAGAAGATTTGACAATCTATTTGGGTAACTTGAGGAATTTTGCCAACGAACATCCTGAAAAGGAGTTTCTTCTTACCGCCATTGGTACGGGAATAGCGGGGTTTGATATAAATTATATGGCATATATGGTTCTCAGAGCAAATCTTCCTGGTAATGTTACTATCCCGAAAGAATTCAGTAAGATAAAAGGGTTCAAAGGCTTCAATCCTGATATGACTTGCCGGAGTTTTAAATATGAAGAGGGAAAAGATTACGAAGAACAGGGTGATATAAGCGCTTGTAGTAATGGTTTCCATTACTGTCTTCATCCCTTGGATGTATTCTGCTATTATCCACCTGCAAATATTGGTATGAACAAGTTCCATGAAGTTGAAGGCAGTGGGGGCATGGATGTCGATACGGATGATACCAAAATTGCTTGCTCGAAAATCCACATTGGGGCAGAGTTAAGCATTAAAAATATTGTAGATGCAGCCGTCAAGTTTACGTTCAGTAAATGCAAATGGGCAAAAGAAAAAATTGCTACCGGCTACCGAGGTGCTGCATCAGCTACCGGAAAAGAGAGTGTCGCTCTTGCTGCCGGAAAGGATTGTAAGGCAAAAGGGGCGTTAGGATGCTGGATTGTGCTTACTGAACGTGGAGAATGGAACGGGAACACTTATCCTATCATTTCAGTCAAAGCGTTCAAAGTAGATGGTAAGTCAATCAAAGAAGACACATTCTATACTTTAATAAATGGAGAAGCAGTGGAAATAAAATAACAATTTATTCCAGCCGCAGAAAAGGTCAGTGCTACTACCGCACTAAAAGCCGTGAGAGAAGCGAAGTGCGCACCGTTTCCCTTTAACCTTGTGCGGGCGGTTTAAAAACATAAGACGATGAAAGACGAACTGGAAGAACTGTACAAAGAACTGAACGAGGTAAAAGCCTGCGATTTGGACTATCTTCCCAAGTATGGGTATTCCTCAAAAGAAGAAATCATTCAGCTTATAGAAGAAGACATCGAGGAGTTGCGCACGGAACTCGAATGCAGTCAATATGACTACACGCCTGATGAACTCAAAGATGAAAGGATGATGCTTTGCGTCAGTCAGGGATTATCAAGATATTGTTGAATTTAAAATTTATTATATTATGCCAATCGTAAAAAAAAACGACGTTCTACCTGAACGTCCTGTTATCATTGTGCTTTATGGAGTGCCAGGAAGTGGAAAGACAAGTGTTGCAACAACAGCCGATACCCCCTTACTGATTGATTGTGACAGAGGCGCCGACCGAGCAGTGCAGCGTTGCGATACTATAGTGGCTAAAAACTGGAAAGACATAGACAGCGAGCGTGAATCAATGAAAGACTATAAAACAATTGTGGTTGATACAGCAAAGTCTATGCTTGACGATTATTTGAGCCAATACGCCATTGAAAACAACTATAAGTTAAAAACAAATTCTTTAAAACGTTTCGGACAGATGGGCGAAGATTTTAAAGAGTTCGTCAACTTCCTTCGTTCAAATGGTTCTGATATTATATTTATCTGCCATGATAAAGAAACAGCAGACGGTGATGTGATAAAGCACTCTCCGGATTGCACCGGACAATCTAAAGACCTTCTTGTTAGGATTGCAGACCAAGTGGGATATGTATTTATCCAAAATGGAAAACGCTGTATATCTTTTGCTCCGTTAGATAATCTTGTAGGGAAAAATGTTGCCGGGCTTGAAACTGTTACGATTCCGGATTATGGCACAGCCCAATTTGATACTTGCATGTCTGACATTGTTTCAAAAGTCAAAATATCTATTCAAGGAAAAGGAGAAGCACAAGTAAAAGCCAATGAGCAACTTGCGGCAATACGAGAGCAACTTGCGGCTGCAATGACTGACGAAGATATTATCGCATTAATGGAAGCGACCAAGACGCTACCTAAAATCATGCAATTACCGTTCTTCTCTGAAATGCAAAAAAATCTTGCTACAAAAGGATACGCATTCGACAAGGATAAAAAAATGTTCATTAAAGCATGAAACCACTTATAAGGGTAACACAACTGGAAGCATTTCGAAAATACATAGAGCAAAGCGATTACGCCAGTTATGAGATAACAGAGCAGTCTGTTATTGACAGTATAACTGGTGTTTTCACTGGAAATTTCTATACGAAAATCGGGAAGGCTTTCCATAAAATTATAGAAGAGGGTGCGCCGAAATGCGAAAAGGTTGACGCTGGGGAACGCACCTTTCTATATTACAGTAAAGAACAAAAAGAACCTGTACCTTGCGGAAGGTCATTTGATATAGAAGGCGATAAAGTTATTATGGATATTCCGCAATACAAAACCGCACTTGCTTACCGAGGCGAATATCCGAATGCCTTCCATGAGATACGGTTATATAAGGATTTTGGAGATGCTATTATAACAGGATGTGCCGATGTGATAGATGGTATAGAAATAAGAGATATTAAAACCAAATATTCTCATCCCACTGATGCCGATTACATCAATTCTTGTCAATGGCGGTTCTATCTCCAATTATTCAATGCAGATGTATTCCATTTTGATTTGTTTGTATTTGAAGGATATGATAAAGAGAAGCATGGATATGATGTCAGAGGTATTCCGTTGAAACGTTATGAGCCTGCAATAACATGTTATTGCTACGATGGCATGGAGCAAGATAATTATAACCTGCTTTACTTATTTCTTGAATGGGTAGAGCACAGAGATTTAACCAAGTATTTACTTAAAGAAACAATAGAATAGCATTATGATTTTAACAGGAAGCATTTGTCTTAGTGACATTCCCCGTGAGCAAATGAAGAAAGTAGTCTGCAAAGACGGGAAAGAGAGAATTTATTTAAATGTGGCGGTTATCGAACGCAAGGAGCCTTCACAGTTTGGGCACACCCATTTTATTACGTGCGCTCCCAAACAGGAAGAGCGCAAAGAGGGCACACAATATATTTTTGGAGATTTCAAGGAATATAGGCCTGTTCAGAGCAGTCCAACGCCGGAACAAGTTGCGGAAGCTCCGGGATTATCCCCGCAAGATGATTTGCCATTCTAAAATATTATGCAATACGACCTATCCAACCCACTCCACAAAGAACAGTTCAAAATACGATGCAACCATCTATTCTCAAAGGGCTGTATTGTGGAACTGACGGAAAAGAAGCCTAAAAGGACAACGCAGCAGAACAAATACCTGCACACTCTTTTAGGCTTCTTCGCTTGTGAGACCGGGAACACACTGGAATACGTAAAACAGAACTATTATAAGAAACTGGTAAATCCTGCAATATTTACCCGTAGGATTAATGATAAGTTTTTGGGAGAAGTGGAAGTTTTACGTAGTTCCACTGATTTAGATACGGCGGAAATGACGACGAGCATTGAGCGTTTTCGCAATTGGGCGAGTGCCGAATGCGGTGTCTATCTGCCAAGCCCTGATGAAGAGAGGTTATTGCAATTAATGGAGATTGAAATAGACAGAAACAAAACTTTTATTTAAAATAAAAATTATGCATAAATTATTAACCAAACGCCCTCTGCTCACGCAGAAGTCCCGTGAAAGGTTCGGGTTAAGTGATTTATACTTTAGCTAATTGTTAACTACTCTTCCTGGTGTGGCTTGACCGCCTATCCGGGAGCAATTTGTTAACCTGCCTGCCCGGTCTGTGAAGATATGGCGGGCAAACGGGGAATATGGTAGCGTTGAACGTATTGGACGGTTATTCTTTTTGATTGCCAATTAGTATTAGTTATTCATTAGTTTATTATCATCTACCATCCAGCAAAACAACGTGCTCTGTTCGTTTCGGAGCTCCCCACTAAATATAACTTATCATGAAACTTACAATAACCAAATCCGAAGGTGCAATTCTGATGAAGCTTTTGAAAGACCGGAAGACCGACATTCTTAATGCAAATGGTGACAGCAAACAATGCGAGGTACTTAGCAAGTTAAGCAAGAAGATTGCAAGACAGGTGAAAAAATCCTACAAGACATGAAGCCTTACGTAATAACCTCTGCGGTTCTTATTACCTATGATGGAAAGAAGATACCGTTAGAGCGTATAAGAAGCGAGATAATAACCCGACCTATCCAGTTGACTAAGGAGAGGATACTTGATGCTTTCTCCACGATGAGGGATAAACCGGTGGATGTGGAGCTTAAAATAAAGTATATATGAGACATTTAGAAGATAATCTCCAAAAATCTATAATTAAATATTGGGACTTGAAATATCCTAAATGGAAGAAACGGCTTGCTTGTGTTCCCAACGGAGGAAAGCGCAACGCCATTGAAGCCGCAAAATTCAAGCAAATGGGCGTTCGGGCTGGATTCCCCGATTTAATTCTCCTTATCCCCAACAAGTTCTATCCATTTTGTGGAATAGAATTGAAGATAAAGACTGGCAGGCAATCTGAACATCAGAAAGAATATCAGAAGGAGTTTGAAAGTATTGGCGCTAAATATGTCGTTGTCCGGTCACTTGATGAGTTTATAAAAGTTGTAAACGATTATTTGAAAGATGTATGACAATGGCAAAAGATAGCTTTATAATATATAAGTCTTTCTACAAACCTATATCAAGATTATCAGACAAACAGCTTGGACGATTATTCCGTGCAATTTTCAAGTATCAACTTGGCGAGGAGGTTACGGTAGAGGAGGACATTGAAATGGCATTTGGTTTCTTCATCAATCAATTTGAGATAGACGAAACTAAATATCATGGCATTGTCGAGAGAAACCGGAACAACGGGCGTAAAGGTGGTGCTCCGATTGGGAATAGCAACGCAAAATCGAAACAACCCAAACAACCCAAACAACCCAGTGGGTTAAATTCAACCCAAACAACCCAAAACAAGCCTAATGAAAATGATAATGAAAATGATATAGAGAAAGAATCTCCTAACGGAGATAAGAAAGCGATTCCCAAAAACAAGGAAGTTGATTTGTCTTTTGTTGATGAGGGTTTTAAAGATGCATTTAGGGAATGGCTTGGATATAAGCGCGAGCGAAGGGAAAGCTATAAATCTGACAAGTCGCTAAAAATGTGCTATAATCATCTATTAGAGTTAAGTGACAACAATCCCCAAAAAGCAAGATACATTGTTGAGCAATCAATTGCAAACAACTATTCCGGATTATTTGAACTAAAAAATTATGGAAAGAATCGGAAACCTGATACTGAACCAGACAAAAACTCCGCCGGTATCAAATCAATTGTCTTCGGCAAACAAAGCTAATCAGAAACAATGGAGCAAGGAACAGACTGATATGTACTGGCGCAACCAACTTGTAATTTCTATGAAATCCATTTCACCGACCTTTACAATTGATGACAGCAACCGCCAATTGATGACAGCTCTTTATCAATGGATATGGGGAATGCCTGGAATACTTGATTTAGATAAGGGACTGTTATTACACGGTTCTATCGGGGTAGGCAAATCCACTTTACTGAAAGGGTTACAGAATTATGCGGCGAAAATTGCCCGCTATTGTATTGGTGGTGCGGATGCCGGATTGACCTTTCAATTTACCAGCGCTGCCGAGATTGCCTTACAGTTTGCCGAGAAGGGAATTGCCGGGTTAAACCAATACACAGACAGGTCATGTATGCACAATCTTGCCATTGACGAAGTAGGTAGGGAGCCAATGGATGCCAAGCACTTCGGTACAGGCATCAATGCCATTCAGACCGTTTTGCAACTGCGCTATGAGCAGAGATATTGTTTCTACACCCACATGGCTACCAATCTTGACCCGAACACGGAGTTTTCCGGGCGGTATGGGGATTATATTGCCGACCGGGTTAAGGAGATGTTCAATGTGGTTAAAATTGAAGGTAAAAGCCGAAGATAGATGGCAAAGAAAAAAGAACCCCTCTCTCCCGCCCACTGCCGCCAATGCTCATACTCCAAAGACTTTATCGGAAACTCATGCCTCTGTAGGGCTAAAGGTCATAGGGTATGCGCATGTGACAGGTACGGAAGGATATGTGAGAATTTTAAGAAAAAATGATTATGGACACAGAACTTGAAAAGAAAATCGAACAATTGGAGCAGCAGCGTGATAATGCGATGCGCATACGCTGCCCGTTGGTGGCAAAGAAGTTTCAGCGGATGATTGACGAGCTTGCCAAAGAGAGCAGAAACAAGAGTATGAACAAGGCAGAATACGCAAAGCAATGACTACCGATACAGCAACCAAGATAATCAGCAAGTATGAGAGCCTTGTGGTACTCTGCACTTACAACATTCTCTTCACGAACGACATCTGTTGCGGGCAGGTTATCGAGAGCCTGCATGCGATGAAGAGAACGCCTTATTACAGACAGGCATTCAAACGGTATTTGAATGATGCCGACAAGGCAAGAAAGGAATATGAGCGTACTGTAAACAACGTTATCGGTTCAGACCGGAGCGAGTTCTTCGCCGACTGCAACGACAAGTACACGGAAGAAGTGAACAAGCACGTGGATATGTTGTACTGGCAGTTCAAGCAGGTTCTTGACGATAACGACATATCTCATTCCGCAGAGATTGCAAGGTTCGAACTTGCAAGGACATTGTGCGATTACTCCTGCATCCAGTTTGACGAAAGGATTAAAGAACTTCGGAAGAAAGATGCACGGTTCAACGGGTTTACGTTGGAATACCTGAAGCTTTCCAATGTGGCAAGGATGATGAACCTTGCTTCCGACAGTTTGAAAATCGGGAAAACGGTCAATATGAACACAGAACGATGCACATCCGCATTTGATGTACTGGTAAGAAAACTTTCGGATGCCGATAATATTGCCAATGCGATAAAAGTTTAGTGAAATGAAACAGATTTATAACCTTATAACTCTCCTCATGGACTGGCTTTCGGTAGAGGTTGGAAAGGATGAGGAGTGGTTTTGAAAGTACGACAATGGAAACTGAAAAACTCATATTAGATGCCTGTTGTGGTAGTCGGATGTTTTGGTTCGACAAGCAAAATCCAAACGTTTTGTTCGTGGATAAACGTTCCGAAACAGTCACGGCAAAGGATAGGGATAAGGTAAGAACCATAGAAGTGAAACCTGATATTGTGGCCGACTTCACCAATTTTCCATTTGAAGATAATTCCTTCTACATGGTAGTATTTGACCCACCGCATCTGAAAACACTTGGTGAAACCTCATGGATGGCAAAGAAGTATGGTAAACTACCCAAAGATTGGCAATCGCTTATACATGACGGATTTACCGAGTGTATGCGCGTCTTGAAGCCTAACGGTACACTCATATTCAAGTGGAATGAAAGCGAAATAAAAGCCGCAGAAGTTTTGTCCGTTATCCCGTTCAAACCTCTTTTCGGTCATACTACCGGAAGGCAGAGTAAAACAATATGGATGTGTTTCATGAAAAATGAAGTATTGAATTATGCCAATAAGTGAAGTATATAACTGTGATAGAATGGATTTTCTATCTAAGTTTCCAGATAAGTTTTTTGATTTGATAATAGATGATCCGCCTTACGGAATTGGAGAAGATGGCGAAAAGAATGGTACTCGAAGCAAGATTGCTATATCAAAGTCGTATGTATGTTATTCCGGAAACGATAAAGACGCACCACCCAAAGAGTATTTTCAAGAACTTATTAGAGTTTCTAAAAGGCAAATAATATGGGGAGCCAACCATTTTATAAGCCGTATTCCTTTTGATAGCAGTTGCTGGATAGTTTGGGATAAAGATAATGGAATGAATGATTTCGCCTATTGTGAATTGGCATGGACTTCATTTCCGACTGCCGTCAGAAAATTTAAATATAGATGGCACGGAATGCTACAGGAAAACATGAAGAACAAAGAAACACGCATTCACCCTAATCAGAAACCTATTGCGTTGTATGGATGGTTGCTTAATAATTATGCGAATCCAGGGCATAAGATTGGAAGTCCTCACATGGGCAGTCAGAGCGATAGGATTGCTGCCTATAAACTTGGGTTTGATTTCTGGGGATGCGATAAGGATAAACACTACTTTGAAGCGGGTAACATTCGTTTTCGTCAAGAGTGTTTCGGAGAAACAAAAACGAGTAAAGGCACTTTGGTTCAGGCCAGCCTATTTTAATAGTAATAGAAATATGAATGTTCATCAGACAGTTTCCCGTTCGGATTGTACCTCTTTCGCCAGATGTGGCAAGCACTCACTTGCCTATTGCCGAAAGTACGGTGCATCCGAATGTGGGTCATGTGAAATAGTGAAGCGGAAACCGAGAAACCGGGTGATAGTGGACGGGATGGAACGTAAAGTATGCAGCCGTTGTGGTAGATTGCTTCTACTATCCTGCTTCTACGATAGAACGATTCACCGCAAAGGGAAAGCATATCACATCAAGACATCATGGTGCAAGATGTGTGTATCTGAGGATAATAGAAAACGGAATAAAAGAAAGAAATGTGTATGAAACAAAGTATTGGCGCATTAAAGTATTGGCTACGGGTACAAAGAATACCGCTTAGCAAGTTTGGAACAGGGACGAAAAGTAATCCGATAAAGGTTAAATCAAAAAGAAAGAAATGAAAGAGTAAATATGGAATTAAAAGAATTGACATTAAAGATATGTGACATCTTCGGATGTAGCAGTATTACTACACTGCCTGATAAGGTTATGTTTGCTTTGTTTTCTCAGAATCCCACTTTGTATTTTGAAAAGTACAAAGAGTTGTGCCCTGATTTGACTGTAGATTGGATGCAAAGGGTATATCAGTTCTACCACGCAGACAGAAAGGAAAAGAAACAAGATTATACACCTGTATCTCTTTCTAAGTTGGTTGCTTTTCTTAGCTATACACCATGCGAGAAGGTTGTGTACGATTGTTGCGCTGGCTCCGGTTCTCTGACTATTCAAAAGTGGTGCACTAATCCGGATTTAAAGTTTGTTTGCGAAGAATTGGATGCGAAAGTATTGCCTATCCTTCTGTTTAATCTTTGTATTCGTAATATTGATGCGACAGTGGTAAACAAGAACATTCTCACTGGTGATATTATCGATTCATATAAGATAATTAGAGGTTCAACATATGGAGTTATACAGCGTCCGATGTTTTCGGAAACAGAATTTCTAAAAGCTGATGTAGGCATTTCCAACCCGCCGTTTAATTTAAAAGTTCCTGTATCTGAAGAAATAATTAAAGCTTTACCTCAGAAATACACTTGTAATTTTGCTTTCGTGGCGCATTGCCTGCAAAGGAGTGAAAGATGTGCATTGATTCTTCCCAGAGGTGTGCTTACAAGCAAAGAAGAGAAAGAATGCAGGAGATACTTTATTGAGAAAGGATGGCTGCAAGCTGCTATTTCTTTGCCGGAAAAGATGTTTGAGTCTACCTCTGTATCAACTTGCATACTTTTATTTGATAAAAAGAAAACGAGTAAAGATGTGATGCTGATTAATGCAGAGCAAATGAAAACTGTTGAAGTAAGAGAACAACGAGGAGAAGGTAGCGCTTCTCATTATAACCGCATCTATAAAAAAGAATTTAATACTTTTTCAGATGAACAGATTGCTGCTATATGCGAACTTCTACATAAGGAGCAGGAAGGTTATTCAAAGAAAGTGTCCATAGAGGAGCTTTTGAAGCATAACTACAATCTTAATATTGGCCCATATCTTCCAATTTATATGGAAGGTACACTTCATCGTGATTTTAATGCTATTATAGCAGATATTAACCGTGTTATCCGTGAACGTAATGTAATAAAAGTAACGGTTAATAAAGTGTGGGCTGAGAAATTGGGGCTTACAGAAGTTATAAGAGAGTGTGAAGCATCTAATGAAGTAGTGAAGGCAATGAATGAAAGTTTTGCATCATTCAAGAATTATGAAGTAAAAGAGAAAATTATTGAGAACAAATATATTCAATCTTCCGCATCAAAGGTATTTTGTATAGAGAATACAGACAAAGAGATATTATCAAGCATTATGCCTTTTTTCATGAATATGTATAAGCAACATATTTATTACCTAAATAATGAAGAGAATAGGCTTCTTGCAGAACTTAGAGATTCAATGCTTCCATTCCTTATGAATGGAGAATTAGCCTTTAAAGATTAACGTATAACTAACAGTAATATGAAACAGACAGTAGAAGAAGCCGCAAAAGAGTATTCTTTGCAATGGGCATGGAACTCTCAACCGGATATGTGGCAAAGCGAAAAGGACTTTAAGGCTGGTGCCGAATGGCAGGCAAAGCAATCTCCGTGGATAAGCGTTGAGGAACGATTGCCGGAAGAAGACGGATATTACGTTGTGACTGATGGAAATTTCCCCACAGTCGCTTACTTCTTTAAGGAATGGAACAGATTTTCACCGTGTAAATCGTACCCACATCTATTTTTTGAAGAAGGGGTAATAAAGGCATATATGCCCATCCCCTCTTTCGACCAAATCCTCGAAGCCAATAAAGATGTGTTACAACGAATAAAAGAGAAAGGAGAAACGAAATGAGAAATCAAGTATTAAGTGTAGAACAGATGCTAAAACTTCAAAGGTTAGGTATAGATATAAGTAGTTCAGGAATGTGCTGGTGCAGACCCACTAAAAATGAAAAATGGGAACTTAAAATCCATGAGGATGTAATTCGTCAAAAACGAGACCCTCGATTTTGGGAAATCATTCCAGCCCTTACCTTGCAGGACATTATCGAGCTGCTTCCACGTAGCATCCAACCTAATCCGGATGAAGGAACGTATTATCTTAACCTATATTATTATGACCTGTCGTGGGTAATAGATTACCTGAACAACGAGGGTGACGGAAGTTATGCTGCTACAATATCAGATGATAGCTTTATCAAAGCCGCCTATCAGATGTTGCTCTGGTGTATTGAAAACGGATATATTGAAAAGAAAGGAGATTAAAATGCAGTACATTTTAACAGAAGAAGAATATAAAGCTCTAATACCTATTAGTAGGATGGAAGCATTATTGAATGATATAGAACTTTTAAATGATAAAGTTATGGAGCTTACCGAGCATCCATGTGGAAGTGATTCGGATTATAGGAGCATAAACTTCTATTGTGACGATTGCCCGATTGGAAAATTTGGTACTGGGACTTGTACTAAGAGACAACAATATTCTAAATAATCTTCAAAACAAATCAGAAATGAGGAAGATACTTTTATTTGCCAGTTTAATGCTGGCACTATCATCTTGTGATAGTAAATCTTATCATGTGAAGAGTGGCACTGCAATAACCATTGATGGCGATACAATTGAGTTCTACGGTGGAACAATTACTTACCCCTTTTTCGGTCAACGTAGTATTAGAGAAATAGTTATTAAAGAGAAATGAAAAAATTATGGAAAACAGAAGAAAGCTTGCAATAGCCAACCTATGTCGTGGATTCCTTCGCATGCAAGGATTTTTGACAGATTCAGAAAACGAGAAAATCTGTCAACGCATATTGAATTGGCAGGATGAAAATGAGGTTGAAATTACCGAAGAACAAATGCTGTCTGCCGATTTTACTTATGATGATAACGCTAAAGAAGAGGAGGAAGCAAAATGACAATACGAGATTTAGCGCATTTATTGCTTACTGCACGAGATTTAGACAAAGATGTGAAGATAGCCAACGGCTTTAAAGCTGATATTACAAGGGTAGAATTTATAGAAAACGGTGAGTTCCTAATTAGCGCAAGCGGGTACGACCAGGACAAAGTTAAAGTAATAACTGAAATTGGAGTAAAATCTCCATACGATGAAGAACCAAAAATATTTTAATGGAAATAGAGGAGGCAGAAATGAAAGCAAGGCATTTCAGAAAGATAAGAAGCCAAGTAAAGTGGTACAGGGTATCGTACAGAGAACAATTATTGTTTGGTTTCAGTAACGAGAAAGAAGTATTGGCTAAATCGCCCGAAAATGCTTGTGTCAGATACCACAGGCGTACAGGTGCATTTATAAATAAATGGAATCCTAATGATATTAGACAATGTACTGAATGTTTGTCTAATTTCAAGGTTTGTATTGGGAAAAAAGTTATGTATTTCGATTAAAGTAAACAACCATGACCGAAGAACTTGTAACATTAGAAACAGCTAAGCTGCTGAAAGAAAAAGGTTTCAATAAGTATTGCAGAGATGTCATTAACGATAAAGGCTTGATGATGGAAACCGTATTCCGAACTGGTAATAATTTACCTAAATCATTCTATTCTCGTCCTGCGCAGTCATTAGCCCGAAAGTGGCTACGTGAAACCAAGAAGCTGCACGTTGAAGTATCCTATATGTATGGGGATTATTGGATATACGATATACTAACAATACCGAACCATGATTTAGTGGGATCATCCGATAGACCTTTGGTGCATTATAAAAGCTATGAGGAAGCGCTGGAAGCCGGCATGCAGGAAGCATTAAAACTTATATGATTATGGATATAGTACCTATTTCAATAAAAGATAATCTTTCTAAGGAGCAGATAGAATATCTACAAAAACAACAGTCTGAATATAAACTCGTGAGTAGGATTAAGAAAAATCCGGGTCACATACTCTTTTCGTTTAACAGAAAAACAGGAGAGATAAAAAGAGCTTCCATTACTCATAAGGTATCTATCGGGCTTGATATGAAACCTATAACTACCACTAAAACTGTTATTGAACCAGATTGCTATTATGAGCAGGCTCTAAATGAGAAAAATTTTAGAAAAAGATTAAAAAGGATTGGATTAATATAACCATGAATAGAAAAGAATACCAGGAACACTGCAAGCATTACAGCCCGTAAGTGGGCAATGCTATAAAAAGTCGTTCATATCGGGAATAGCAAACAATGTGCATGTGAACATGAGATGTGACGGGAAATGTCCCCGTATGAGGAATTATGATAAGAGAAACGGAGTATTAACAGATAAAGAAAGAACAGATGAATCTAAATGAACTGCGCGACCGCGCCTATAAAACCGCTTGCGACCACGGTTTCCATGATGAAGAATTGAGTAATGAACACTGCCTTTGCCTTGTCATTAGTGAACTGATGGAAGCGGTGGAAGCGGACAGAAAAGGGAAGCAACCCAACATAATGCAATTCGAGAGAGGTATTTCATATCCTATGAACGATTTTAAGCAGGTGTATGATTATTGCATTAAAGGCACTGTAGCAGAAGGACTTGCCGACGCCACTATACGCCTGCTTGATTTGTGTGGATTGCGTAAGATAGACATTGGTGATTTTTTAGATGAAATTATATCCGAAGAAGCAAAAAGATACAATGGTGAAACCTTCACAGAAAGCATATATGCTATCTCTACAATTCCAATACGGTGTGAATATGAATATGATTCTTTGTTTAATGAACAAGTGAACGGTATGTTGTTAGGCATTATTGGGCTTGCCAAGCATCTCAACATAGACTTGTTTTGGCATGTGGAGCAGAAGATGAGATACAATGAATTGAGAGAAAACAAACATGGAAAGAAGTATTAATCATGGAAATAGCAGAACTGATAATTAAAATATCCATCTCCCTATTCAATGCCATTGCATTGGGAATTGTCTTAATCATGGTTGGCAGATGGCACAGGCGAATGGAGAACAAACTGGATGAAATAAGAGAATACGCCCGTAGGGTTTCCGACCGTAACGATGTGGTATATATGAACCAGCTCCAATGGTTGAAGAGCAAGCTGATTGAAGAAGAACGATACGAGGAAGCTAATAAAATCAACAAGTGTATCGAGAATGAGTTTAATAAATTAAAAAATAGGGAATTGTGATTATGAAAGAAATAGAAATGTATCCGGGTGTAAACATTGACTATGCATACGAACAGTTGAAGAAATATAAGCAAGAAACAGGAGAAGATTGTTACTGTAAATTTAATGATAAAGAGCTGTATTCAAGTGAAACACTTGATGAAATGTATTTGAAGGTCACGAGAAAGACGAAGGCTAAGTTCGATAAAGATTTGCAGGATGAACATAACGAATACCTGCGAAAGGAAGCTGAGTTCCATGTCAAAATCCCACAATTAATTATAGAATACCGGCAAAGAGCACGTGGCATTATTCCAGATAAACATCTTGAATATTGGGATAAGATTGTTCCTATACGATTGAATGACCTTTATAAAGGGATTGAACTCGATTGTTTGTTGGAACTTATATCCGAACTCAATACAGATAAACCTAAAGAGGAACGTTTTAAGAACTGCTTGCAAATGTTCATCAAACAAGGACATAGCGGCATGAGTGCCGGTCTTATGTTTAGCGGGCTTTATCGGTTCCATGACTTAGGAGCCCAATTAGTCGATTACATAAAGGAACATTGAACATGAAAAGCAATAAGGATGGATTATGAAACGTGAAATAAAATTCAGAGGGAAAAGTACCAACAATGGCAAATGGGTATATGCCGAACTGCACGCACTTGGCATGGATTTGTTTAATGAGTGCGTAAACGAAGATACTATCGGGCAGTTCACGGGATTACGAGATAAGGGAGGAAAGGATATATATGAGGGTGATATAATAAAAGTTACATCATACGACAATATTGGTATAAGCGATTGTTTTTATATAATCAACGAGCTGCAAGAATTTTCCATACAAGACTTGAAGGGAGAGCTAGGAAAAGAAGAAATAGGTGAGGTTAAATTTGAGGATGGAGAATTTATCTTTTTGGATTACCATTTAGCTGCGTTCTTCGGTGATATGAGATTTTCTAATCCTATATTTGATTTTGAGATTGTAGGTAATATTTACGACACCCCTGAATTGTTGAAAGGAGAAAAGCAATGAAACATATATTTTTTTTATTAGTTGGACTTTTGGCTTTATACGAAATTATGAAAGTCTTAAACTGTAAGAGAGTATATTCCCGCATATACGAATATAGACATCTTCCCAAGGAAAAGATGGAAGTATATTTAAAAGAACATCCTATACTTCTTCTAATGAGTGTTTTGGATATTTTTGGATGGATAACATTAATGGCGGGACTAATGACAAGCCAGTGGGTTTTATTCCTGGCGGTAATGGCTTTGTCTTTATCAAGATTTCAACGTCTTGGTAGTTGGGCTGTGTGCATAGATAGTATCATCACTGTGGCTATTTATTTGTTTGCCATTATTAATACTTATCATTTGCATATAGAATTATGAGCAAGATTTATAAACTTACCCTATTCGGGAAGCCAGTCCTAATCGGCTGGTTCTCCCATGCAGACAAATGGTATCACAAAATTGGAATAATATACTGACATGAAAATCATATTTCTTGATATAGATGGAGTTATTTCCACGGAAAAGTCACATTATGCACTTGATAAAGATGCGTGTGATTTACTTGGAAAGATTATAGATGCTACGGACGCCAAGATTGTAGTATCATCATCTTGGAGAAGAAACACGGTAGAAGATACAAAAGAAGAGTTGACAACTGTGAGGCATTTAGTCCCGTTTCCATTTCCATACGCCAACAGAATTATAGGAGTAACCATAAGAGCGTATGCCTACGTTATGCAAGGTGTTCACCTTGGTATCCCTCGTGGAGTTGAGATAAAACAATGGATTGATACTCATATCCACTCTGACAACGGTAAAAACTGGAACTATAAAGAGATTGGAGTTGATTTTAATTACGTGATACTTGACGATGATAGCGATATGCTTCTTGAGCAGGCTGAACACTTTGTCAAGACCGACACCTATTTAGGTTTGTCGGAAAATGATGTTGAACGAGCAATTAAAATATTGAACCAATGAGAAAAGCAGACAGAATAATCAGAGACAGACATTCCCGCATCCCGGACAAATACAAGAAGATTGACACAACCGTCAACGGCGATGCGGAAATCCTTGCCGAACAACACAAGGAAGTGGAGAGACAATTGTTTCCTTTACGCCTTAACAAGACCACTGTTATTTACATCACAAAAGACAAGCAAAACGAAACATATGCTGCAAAAGCACGTAAACGGATGGGGATAGCAGAGCCTAAGAAAACGTTTGTAGACCCGCTTTCGGAAGAGAACATTACCAAGTTGTACAAGGAAGAAAACATACCACCCCGCAGAATGGCAGAAATGCTGAATGTAAGTGTAAGAACGATATATCTAAGGTTGGCTAAGTACGGGCTTACGAAAGTGAAATGCAGGTAATTCTGTCAAAATAGGATACGAAAAAACGGTGTGTGTATTAAAAACAGGACACTGTTTAAATTATAACCCTCGTGATTTTTGAGACAAAAACGAATTGTATATTAAAAATAGAACATTATGGAAGATGATATAGAAAAAGAGATTTACGTAAAAGCGATGAAGATAGCTCTAAAAGTAGATTTCCTTGAAAGCAAGGAAGAAGTTAAGATGTATGCCGCTTCGCTGTATAATGCGATGATGTGGGGTAAAAAACATACGGTTAAAGTAAAATATTAAGTTTTTTATTTGGCGTTATGGAAATTAGAGGTATATTTGCAGCGTTACACTTTTTAGATAGGCAGACGGTTGTCTGCTATATGCAGGCTTTTTTTATGCTTGTAAGTACGCTGTATATATAATATATCGGCTGTCATCCCGTGCTATTGCTTAATGGCGTAGCAACTGCCTATCGAGGAGTGTAACGAACGGGTAATGACAGCCGTTTTTCTGTCTATAATGCCAATAAATTCGTTATAACTATGGCAAATGAATTAAACTCAAACAAAAAGACGATGAGTTCTCTTGAAATTGCAGAACTCGCAGGTAGAAACCACAAAGATGTTATGCGTTCCATCCGTGATATGGAGCCGGCATGGGTAAAAGTTAACGGGCGCAATTTTGCGCTCGTTGAATACAAGGATACAAAAGGGAAGCTCGTCCTTGTTATGAATTACATTACGATGAGTGCATGTATGTCGCTTCCAAATTCAATGATGAAACAAGGGCAAAATTAGTTGTTCGTTGGAGAGATTTGGAAATTGGGAAAGCTGAACCGATAATAAGTTCGGTAAAAACAGAAATGAAACAGCCAACCATATCCGACAAGATGAAAGTTGCTACATGGCTTATAAAGACGCTTAATTTAAACGACACATCTAAATTGATGCTGGCAAAGAGTATAGCCGACCCACTCGGATTGCCTACGCCCGACTACACCCCGTCTCACGGAATACTAAAGTCCGCAACCGACCTGTTGAAAGAACGGAAAGCCCAAATATCCGCGCGTGAATTTAATACGGTAGCAACAGAAAAAGGTTATCTGTGCGAGATGGAAAGAAAATCATCATACGGACAAAAGAAGAAATTCAAGTCAATTACAGAAAAAGGTCTTTTGTATGGAGAAAACCAAGTTAACCCGAACAATCCGAAAAGTACTCAACCATTATGGTATGAGGATAAGTTTGATGAATTCCTACATATACTTGAATTAGCCTAAACCTTATCATCAAGCCTTGCCCGTACTTATTGCGGGCGGGCTGTATGAGACCAAAACGGCATTATCCAGCCATTTAAATAACCGAAACAAACACAACGCCTGTTAAGTTCCAAACAGGCACAACGATATAACCCTTGCCAAAACAGCAAGCGGTATTACCCAATGGACAGCCCGTTCAAGGCGTTCTAAACGTTCCATTGGATAACCCGGAAAAGGCGGCAATAGTCCATATAAAGGACATTGTCCGCCAATTCAAGCAGTTCGTCTATGTAATCCCTTTTTCGCATCACGTTCAAGTTTTCTACGTTGTTTACGATTTATGCCGTTTGCTGCGGCGAGACTATTCAGCGTTTCCTTCTGTTCAGGAGAAAGCATGCTATATACTTCTTCCCGTGATTTGCCTGATAAGATGGCTTGTACTATTTCCCACATAAGCTACGTCTGCAATGTTCACACAAAAATTTCTTTGCTACCGGAAACATCTTCTGCCCCACATACCCACTAAGATACTGTGCCTCTTCCCCGTACGGGTCGATGCCAAATGCACGTGAGATATGCCGGCATAGATGCCCCTTTTCATGGTCGAAAGAGTTCTGAAACTCTTCCGGTGAAGAAGTAAGAGCAATAACCATTACGGTCTCTCTGTTCCGGATATTGGAATAGGTGATGCCTGTGTTCAGATTACATGCGCGCATGTTCTTATAGGCATTCACCAAATCCAATCCCCTGCATCCTACCCGTTGAAGGTCGGCGATGATGCGGTCGGTATAATAGCAGTCCACTGCGTAATATACCCTCACTTCCCAATCATAGTCCGGTATGTAGAATTCTTGTACTATCATGACCTTTCTTCTTTTCTTTCCTCCAGCATGTCCTCCCAGGGGATAGGAACCCCCTTGCCGATGCAGGTGGCGTAGAATTCATCGAACGCACGGCACGGGTCGCCGTCAATATCGTCGAGGTACAATTTCACATGCACGCACAGGTGCGCTTCATCCGCAAGGGATCTCTTGTAGAAATCGGCTTTCAGCATATTGGCGACATAGCAGACGTCGTACAGCTCGTCATGTTCAACGGTTATCCCGTTCCGTTTCAGCATTTCGTCCACCTCGCTCTTCGTCCACGGCACAAGACTTTTCTCCTTGCCAGTGGAGTCATCCTTCACCTTCATCCTTGAAATGGCAAACTGTGCCATTCTCTTTGAGAAATGCCACCCGTAGCAGCCAAGATACTGCTGCATTCCCGGAGGGAACTTGTCGTATATATCCAATCTTTGTCCCATAGTCTTTTTCTGTTTTAATAAACTGGTAAAAGAGGGGATTACTCCCCTCTCCATTACATGAACTCCCCGTTGGCGCGTCTGCGTCTACGTTCGCTCATATCTTCGCCATAAGGCTGTGCGCTGCGGCGTTCGCTGTAAATCGGATATTCCGGGAAGTAACCCGGCATACGGCGTTCGCTCATGTCCGAACCACCGCTATAACTTCCGCCGCGTGAGTTACCGCTATTACGATAACTTATTTCGCCGCCCTGCATCTCACGCATGGCTTTCTCGTAACCATGACGGCATCCCTCTTTGTAGGCTTCTTCCATAGGATTACCGCTTCTCATACCGAAGTCACGGTCATATTCACCGCGTCCTTCTTCCAATATTTCCCACATTCCCATATTATTTCTTTGTTTTAGATGTTTCAGCCACTCCGAGCTGCTCCATAAGTCGTTTATTCAAATCCATAAGGTCAGACATATTCTTGCTCATTTCTGCCATTTGCCCTTTCAGAGAGGATATTTCCTGCTCCTGACGCTGTTTCTCTGCAAATTCAGGGTTTAGAAGCGTCAGCATCTTGTCACATCCCGCAATGACGGAGTTATGAAAGTCCATACTGTTGATGATGTCTATGCTTTTCTGCTTCATAGAAGCGACTTCGTTATTCATCGCATCACGAGAGCATGATACCACAATATTGCCGTTCTGCCCGAAATCGGCTATATCCATGCCGGCAGGAAGGTTTTGAAATGTGGTGTTTTGTCCGTTGATGCAGACCACAATATCCACAACCATTTCCATTTGAGGCATTTGCCCCATAGGAGTAGCCATAGGATATTTCGGTTTGGGAGCTGAAACGCTGACTACCGGGCCGTATTCGATATACGGATTGGCATCCTTATGAAGTATATATAACTGGTTATTGGTACGAAGTGATTGAAACATAATGATTTGGTTTTAATAGACCCCGGACGACAAAATATGTCCCGGGGTCAGGTTAACTACTTGCTCTTTTGAGCGGTTGCTTCTGCTGTCGCCGCTGACGTGGTTGTCGGACGATACCCACCGTTGACAAGAAACAGCTCATTGGTGTACTTGTTATAGTGGATTTCGTAGATACCCGTTCCGGCAAGGTTGCCGACAGTCACCGGCTCATTGTTGTAAGCCAGCAACGGTCTTGTATCCCCGTTAGTCCCTATCAGTATCGGGAGTGTAGCAGTCGTGCCGGCAGGTATTGCCTGACGGAGACTTACATAGAAACCGCCTACATAGTCCCTGTTACGGAACGCATGATTGGGCAACTCCAAAGTGACATTCTCAGTACCGACCGTTACAGCCACCGTAGGGAGAGTGTTGTAATTCACTCTTCCGAGGGAGGGAAACGGGAATCCCCAATTATTAAAAGGAAATAATGCCATAATCTTTTGTAATTTAATCGTTTATTACTATATTTACAATCGGGATAGGTTGGAGTCATGACCAACTGATAAGGGTACACCGAAGCCCTTCCCACTTTTCAATTTTCGGTATCATTTAATTCGGTAAAATCAATGACAAACGAAGAGTTTATCAAGAGTGTATCTCTTGAAGGTGAGGAATGGAGTGATGTAGTCGGATATGAAGGGCTTTATAAAGTTTCTTCATTTGGTCGTGTGGCATCTATGGCTAAATATGTAAACAATCGTTTTAAGAATGTATATAAAGAGCCAAGATTAATGTTACCACACAACAACGGGAAATCCACACAATCTGTACTTTTGTCAAAAGACGGGATTGATAGGAAATACCATATACCTAAACTTGTGGCTTCTACATTCATACCAAATCCCAAAGCTTGTAAAACCGTAAGAATGATAGATGGTAATAATAAAAACTACCATGTTTCAAACCTTGAATGGGTTATGGTTAAAGATAGAAGAAAAAGGTATGATACATTGTCTTTAGATGGTGAAGTATGGAAAGACATTCCTGAATATGAAGGATTATATAAAATATCCTCTTTAGGAAGAATTGTTTCATCTTACACAAGAAAAATATTATCTCCCAATATTACAGGACACAAAGGAAAAGATTATTATGCAATTACTCTTGTTAAAGATGGAGTAAAAAAGAGATTTCATGTCCATAAACTTGTCGCACTTGCCTTTATACCTAATCCCAATAACTTTCCATGTATAGACCATATAAACACAAACAGATATGACAATCGTCTTGAAAATTTAAAATGGTGCTCTTTTTCCCAAAACAATCTAAACCCTATTACAAGCCAAAAGAGATTTAAACCAATAGTTCAAATAAAAGATGACACTGTAATCCATATTTACCAGTCTATAAAAGATGCTGTTAATGATGGATTTAATATAAGCAGTTTAATAAATTGCTGCAAAGGGAAAAACAAACATCACAAAAATTTTCAATGGATGTATCTTTCCGACTACGAAACCCTTATCAATAAGTCAAAGAACTCTTTACCTAATGGCTAATTATCCCCAATAATTGTTGCATCCACACCCACTGCGTGCATATGCTGAATCTCCCATATACGCACCATAGGCGGCAGCACGAGCTACTTCAGGGTTAAATACTTGCAACTGCGGATACGGCACTGCTACTGTAGGCGGCATTGAACAGCGGATTTTATCCACATCTCCTTGCAGTGCCTGTAATCCTGCTGCCAAAGGAGCAATCTGTTGACCTACCGCATTCAGGATAGTGGCGTTTTGGTTACGTTGAGAGATTTCACCTTGTAATGTGGTGTTTTGGGCTGTAAGCGCAGCAATCTTATCCTGAAGAGCCTGCGTTTGGATGGAATCCAATTTAGCCAAAATCGCACGAGTGTTCTCATTACCACTGTCCACAATAGAGTGGGTTTGTTCAGACGTAGCAATACGGGTTTCGTATCCTTGTCTTTCAATAGCCTGCTGTACATTACAGCAACAGTTAGCCAACTGGGTTGCAAGAGCGGAATTGCCAGCCTGGATGCTGTTGATGATTTGCTGGCTGCTCATGCCAATCTGACTGCCAACGTTGCAGAGCTGAGTAGAAACAGCATTGATGGCAGATTCAATCTGTCCGACAGAACAGTTGATGGAGCTTGCCAATTGGTTAAGGTCAATTCCATTACGTTGGATGGCTGACATAATCATTTCACGCTCTGCTGAATTGCCTTGATTGTTGTTTCCACCGAAGCCGAAATTGCCATTACCGAAAATGGCTGCAATCACGATAAGCGCAATGATGTCCTGAAAACCACCATTGTTGCCAAAGAAACCGCCGTTGCCATTGCCGCCCATAAGACCCATCAGATAGCCGGTGTCAATTCCTCTGTTTTGTAAGGACGGAAGAATGGATGCAAGCAGTCCGTTGCTTGAACCTGCACCGCCGTCCTGATTAAAAACGTACGTTCGTTCCATAGAGATTTATATTTATACTAATTACGGTCAATATCAACCGCATCACAAAAGTATAAATACCGGTACTGCCATGAAATCAATTGTTTCCCAACGATTTCTTTATATTTTCCCAATATATTCTCAACATTTTCCCACCTTCCATGCGCTCCTGAAAATTGGAAATCATGTAGTTTATCGCACGCTTGGTCTTGTGGATTTGTAAGGCTATTTGAGACGGATACATGCCCCTTTCAACCAACAGCCGAACAAGCAGATAGCGGGCGTCTACGGTCTCTGTATCCTTATCCGAGGATAGTATTCGATTGACTGGAATTTCCGTCTCCTGCGAGACGAGATTGATTGTTTCAGCAAAGATTTCTGACTTACACATAGTTTTTCTGAATTTTATATTTATCTTTGCCCTGCCACATAAAATATTTGATTATATACGAACAAAGCATAAGATACCGTGTTGAAGATATTAAAGCCTCCAACGGAAAGGGTCTTATGCTTTATCATGTTTTTATGTGGCAATATCAACGTGATTTCGTTGGGGGCTTTCTTTATACTCTAAGCCCCGAAAGAGTGTCAGCTACAAGCCAACTTCTACATCGTTAATTTCTTTTTTACCATACAAATAGATTATAACTTATTCCTGCACCTACGTACATGCCGCCCGGATACCCATATCCAGCCTGCAACCCTAATCCCCAACGCTTCTTTTTCGGTTTGATGGGAACCGGATGATAGATGTTATTCGTTACTGTCTGATAAACAGTTCTTGGATACACAATCATACTATCCAGCCGTGGGTCTACATATCCGCTCACCACTGCACGATATAGACTATCTTCATACACAACCCGTTTGCGATGAAGCAAGGTATCACCTATCCGTATAGTATCATTCGGCAATATCTGCCAAAAGACGGCTATCGGTGCAGAAATAAGAACCGTATCAAGTTTGACAACCGTCTGTATCTTCGTCTTGGCTGGAAGTAGTTCGAGCGGACGGAACCAAGCCGCCACACAAGCGATTACCAGCAATACAACTAATATCCACGGTAACTTTCTCATATCTTTTCCCAATTATCCTTTAGCCAAGTGATTTCGTCTTCGGTAAAGCTGCGGTCGGCGATGATGATTTTGCCGTGGCAACCGACATAATACACCTCACTTGTATCTCTCATTCTGCCAATGACTAAATTAGGGTTATCAAATCCAGTTCCCACAGATAAAGAACTTCCATTGTAAGAATTTTTGGTCTGATATGAAATACCATCTTGAATAGAAATACTATTAGGCTGTGCAAAACTATATGTGTTTTGGGCACCGCTTAAAATATTCTCAAAAATAAATGCACCTTGCCCCGGATTATTTGATTTTGATATAAACGCCCCGTTTTGCTTCTCAAACCACGTCCTCTCCGCCATCACCGTGTAATCCGTTAATATAGGGAAGTCGTAGCAGACGGCGTACATCTTGCCGTCGTAGCAAAGCTGGTCGGGGTAGTCGGGGATTTGTTCTATTGTAATAGTATTTTCAATTTTTTCTAAATTAAAATCAATAACATTTTGTGCTCCAAGTCCAGCAGTAACAACATTCACAGTATGTTCTGGAATAATATTTTCCCCATTATATACAGTTAAATATTCCCGTTCTGAATAATCTATACCTTTATATATTGTGCATCGTGCTCCCTCTTCGGGAAGTCCGGTAAATTTAATTTTAAAACTATGATAAGTAGTTATACCAAGAACTGGTTTAACACTTTGCCAAAAATTAGTATGGTAATCTTTACTACAATATATAATATATTTATTAGATGATTTTTCGTAAGGTTCTTTAGGGTCAAATTGATTAGTAAATGTAAGAAAGTCCTCTTTATACACTCCCATTCCGCTGTTCAGCTTCCCCTTACCACCATACAGATAGGCGTGGTTACCGTTGCCGCTAAGGTCTTTTAGGATTGATGTAGGGAGTTGCTCAATAGTAGCTTCTTCTGTTACTGTTTGAGGATTACAATAAAAACCAAAATTCTTTCGAGTTTTAATGCCGGCAGGTAAATGATAGATACCACTTTCATTAATAGCAATAGTACCTACTGTACCGTCTTCTTTGTTGTATCTATATGTTATAACAGCATTACCTGTATATTTAATATCGAATCCAGCAGTAAAACTATTAAAACCTCTAAAAGCTATGGTATATTTTAACTTTGTACCAGCGGGAATAACTATTTTCTTTGGGGTAGAAGTAATACCTGTATTATCAAGCACCCAATAAGTAAAATCTTCTACATAGCTTTCAATCACATCATAGTTAGTCATACCCTGCTTCTTCGGGTCATACCAAGCCTTGATGTGCTCTTTCATACCAGCGGGCCATGAAAGACCGCCACCGCCCGAAGCGGACGGGAAACCGACAGACAGTATACCAATAGTAGGAATACCGATTGTCGGGATGCTGATGTTGGGGATAGTGATTGGGTTCATAGGCTATCCCTCTTTAATCATTTTGGCTTCCAATACTTCGGTAGCGCTCTTGATTGTGACGTTTATGCCATTCGCTATCCCTACGATGCGGAAAATCGTATTGGACACACCGTTATATTGGGATGCGTTGGGATAAAGTGGAACGGGCTCCAAATCATCAATTCCTGCGAAAGCGGTCACATATCCGCCCTTGTTCTTTATCTGTATGGTAACGGGATTACCGTCACTGACAAACGTTGCGTAATACGCTGTTTTGCCTTCTTCTTTTTGAAATGATAAAACTTCTGCTGCCATGATGTTTACTTTTTAGAGTTATTCAAATAGTTCACAATTCCCTGCACATGCAAGTCCACTATTGCCCGCTTCCCCTCTTCCGATAATAAGAAGCCAACATCTTCCTTATTGTCTTGGAATAGGTTCTCTGTAAGGACTGCTGGACACTTCGTGTGCTTCAAGATGTAGAACCCGCTTTCCTTATCAGGGTCGCCATCCGTCATATCCTTGCGTATCTTCATACCCGGCAAAAGTCGTTCGGCTGCCGCATATAAGCTGTCAGCTAATTTATCGGCTTTCGTCTGACCTGCCGAAGTCCACGCTTCCCAACCACGTGCCTGCATCCATTCAGAGCCGCTTCCCGCTGCATTACAGTGGATAGATACGAGGATTGTGTCACTTGCCTTGTATTCGTTCGCCCTACGGCAACGCTCCGATAGGGGAACGTCTATTTCCTCTTTGACGATACGTTCTGCGTCAATGCCTTTCTTTCGCAGCTCCGCTTCCAATCGTATGGCAATCTCACGGGTATACGCATACTCTTTCAATCTTCCGTCCGGTGAACACTTGCCCGAAGTGTTACTTCCGTGCCCGTTGTCAATCAATATTTTCATTCTGCACATCCTCCTTGAAATATTTGTCATAAACTAAACGAGCCACCCAACCGACAACAGCGCCGACACCGAATGACACAACAGTAGTCAAGTTTACCCAAAACGGAGTGTAGTGCATATAAAGCATAACTCCCACGATGATAGCGATAACAATCGCTGCGATAATCAATTTCTTTTTCATTTTGTTACTCCTTATCTTTAGTTATTATTTCACTCATATCTTCTTTCTCAACATCGAGTACTTTTTTACCGAATAGGCCTAATGCTTTTAGTAAGTTAAAATTATATCCTTTGGGCTTTAGAATGTTACTTATAATAGAGCAGAACTCTATGAAGCAGACAAACAGGCATGAATACACATCAATATTCCACTTGCTTCCGGAAGCGATGTTTATCATCACCACCATACATACAAAAGCGAAGTAAGTCACCATCTTACCCATAGTCCTGCGGATAGCACTGGAAAAGCGCACTTCTTCGCCCATCAACAGGCTTTTCCTCACTCCAAATGCCAAGTCACACACTACGACTGAAAATATCACTATCAGCCACGGTATCATGTGTTCCAATGACTGCATAATAAAGCTACTCGCTATTACCGAAAATCCCCCAAGTATGCTTTGGGTAATAATGTTATTCTGCATCTTATCGTTACTTTTACAATTATCCGTATCTTTGTGCCGTTCACAGCGGTATGTAATTACCGCTATCCCCGTTTTGCTCGTGAGAGTAGGACGAGATTTTTATATCTTGCCGTAATAGTGGAACCACGCTCCCCATTTGCGGAAACGCAGATAAATCTGGCTGTTCCGGTTCTCCTTAGCTTCCATTTCAAAGGCGCTTGCATAATAGGCATTGGCGTTCACTTTCCCATCACCGATTTGTTTGTCCTTGAACAAATGATATATAAAACTGATAAACCATTCCACACCGTACATTATATAGTACAAGGTGGGAATAAGAAGCATCCACCACCAGCTCACATACAGAGAAAGGAAAACCGCCGGTATCGTAGCAATTTCCATACATTCCTTGAACTGGAGCTGATGAATACGCTCCTCACGTTGTGTCTCAATAGGTAAACTTGCATGTTTGGTAATGATGAAACCAAAGAACATCATCGTACCGTAGTTCTTGAACAGAATGGCTTTAGCGAGCCAATTCTCATAAAATACTTTTACCCTCATAAGCTAAAATTTTAAGTAAGTATAATTAGGTATGTAATTCCCTTATTATTTTTATAACTCATAATTTATCTTTATTTTAAAAATCCACTAAACCGTCTGGTAATTCTCTGGATTGTTCTAAATTTCCAACAGTCCAACGATTAAAATTATTTCTCATTACCAAGATAGAAATAAAGTTCGGATATCGATTTTTCGGACTGACCCAAATCTCAACAACTCCATTAACAATTCTATAATACCAGTCAATATAAGCCGCTCCTGTAATAGTATCATAGCTGGCTTTTATATTACCTCTATGTACGCATACATAAGCATAAGAAATACCGTCTACATTATCAGCATAGTTACCCCCCCCCATTCCTAATAAAGAAATAGAATATAGATTTCCTTCTTCTGAGCTCTGGAAAACTTCGGCAATCTTAAAGTAACCAATATGTCCTTCAAAAAGATTTGGGTTAAAGCTTATAACATTATTTGCTATTTTATTATTTCCAATTGCAATCATATCTATTAATTATCAAAAATAAAAACAATCCAAGCAAATTGCTTATACACTTCGCTTGTAAAATCATTAATTAGTTCATTCTTATCCATAATTTGATTATGAGCAAAACCGTAATTAATACTCTCACCCTCTGCATACATTGTGGAATAAAATTGAACAACTCGTTTGCTGGAACCATTGCCGTTAGCATCTTCGTTAAATAAAGAAATTTCATTAATAGCTTGACCTTGACCACCAATAGTATACCAATCAATTTTACCCGGAGCAACTTCTTCTGTTTCTCCAGCACGTTGTAGAAGAACAGGGTCGCTACTAAGATTAGCAATAATAACAGGAAAACTACCAGTAATTTCATCATTAGGCCATACATAACTCAAATTTTCATAGAGCTTACTCCAGTCGAATGCAAATTCTTTACCAGCGACTTGTGTAGAACCTACAAATATTCCTTCCGCATCAGAGGAGCCTAACTTGACCCC